ATTTGACAGCACAAGCGTAATGTGGATGATGGTTATTTGATCCTAATACATCCCAATAATCAGAAGAAAAAGAAAGTACAATACCATCCAAAGCATACTTTGAAGTTGCTCTGTAATCTTTGAATTTAGGATATACATTAGAGAAAAAATCTTCAACACTTGTAGTATCCATACTGAATACTTTTTGGAAACCTAAAGCTGAAAGAAATTCCAATTGATTTTTTGGTTTGATAACATCTGAACCATTGTTAATAGTAATGTGATAAGCAACAAAATCAATATCTTTCATAATTTCTGTATCAAGTTCTTCTCTGGTAATAACACCTGCTAACCAGTTTCTTGGATTATCAACATTATTAGGATCTGAATATTTCTTTTCCCAAAGAGCAGTTTCAATAATAACTTCACCTCTAATGGTAATTTTATCATGAATAAGATTACCTAACTTATTAGGAACAATGAGTTTCACACGGTCTGTTCTATCTAATCCACCTTGCTCATTTCCTCTTGTAGTAGCTTGTGTTAATTCACCATTAAGATAAACTAATTCCATTGAATTACCATCAAATTTTGGTGTACAATTTACATCTTCATTAGGAACTTTATTGAAGAAATTAGTAATATCAATAGGAAATACTTCTACTTCATTATCCATAGATACTTGAAACTTCCTGAGAGAAAGCATTGGATATTGATGAAGAAAACGAATACCTCTATCACCTACAGAAAGTTCATCAACTAAGTCATACTTTTTAAGAATTTCCATATTAGGAGAACCTAAGATGAAAGGAAGTAATGAACCAAGTGATTTGAGTTCATCTTCTAATTTATCAAAAGTTGCATCAGAAACTTCTGTTTGTCCATTATAGTAGAGGTACTTCCACTTTAAATATGTTCTTTCTTTTTGGTACATAGGATATTTATTAAGATTTTGTCTTACAAAGATAATACAATTATATTAATTAAACAAATTATTTAGAATACTTTTTTAATTCTTTAATTTTTTCATAGAAAAACCATATACAATAGATAACTGATATACTAAATAATAATACCATCCACCATCTATAATCTTTCATAAAGAGTACTCTAGTACCAGTAGACCCTAATATTAGTGCAAGAGGAATATAAATTCCTAACATTATTTTTTTAAACATAATTATATCTTATTAATTAAATATAGTATTGATAAATAAAAATTTATTAATTTGTTCAGATATTTCATCTTCTAATCTTTCACCAAATTCATTACAATAATGGAAAAATAATGGATCCCCATTTTTACCACATCTTGCAATTAATGTAGGATATAACATTTTATGTGCTTCATATCCCCAAAAAGATTTAAAAGTAACATCAACAGGATATAAAGTATGATGTTCATTAGGTGTAATTCCATTTGATGTTTTATCAATTTCAATTTTTATTATTCTCATAGTCTTATTTTTTATTTTTGTCTCTTATGTGATAAAATAATTTATTTTCTTTTAATATTTCTAAGTCAGCTTTAACCAATTTACGGTTTAACCAATCTTCTTTGGTTTTAATACAATCACAATTGAAAAAATTATCAAATTGTAAATTTTCAACCATATATCTATTATGGGTAATGATTAGAATTCCTTTGTCTGGAAATTCTTTAAATTTTTCATTGAAATAGTCTACTAAACTCATAACAAGTTCTTCACCCATACCAATTTCAGGTTCATCAATTATAATAAATTCGTGTTTAGTTGTAAATAAGTTTTCAATAAGATGAAAAGTATTTAAAGATGTTGGTATCCAAGCAGTATCATGCAGTACACCAGATAATGGACCCCAATCAGCATTGGATTCAGTTCTTTTCTGCATAGAAATAGAACCTACTTTATGTGCAAGTGATTTAGGTTCTACACCTAATCTTTCAGCAAATTTAAATATGATTTGTGTACGAATTAATGATTTACCCACACCATTACCACCAGTTAAAACAGAAACACCCTTATAAGGAATGTTTTCCATAATATCTACTAATGATTCAACGTGGGCTTCAATATTTTCTGAAAAATGTGTCATAATTATTATTTTAAAAAAATAAGTACAACTAACAACGTATTGACTATTACAGTGAACATAAGATTATAAATTAAAAAATTAAATCTTTTAGTTCTTTCTGCTTTATCAGTTTCAGAAACTGCCCATTTAGCCATAAAGAAACAAGCATAGGGTAAGTACATCCAAAATTTTGTAGTCTTTAAAAATTTAATCATATGTTTATGTTTTAAATTAAAGTACAAAGATAAATTAAATTTATTTATTATCCAAATTATTTTTAATTTTTAATATTTTCTTCTTCCTAATAATCATAGGTTCATTTTCAATATAGCACCTAATACAATATCCTTCCACTATTTTATATCTTTGGTATTCTCTTTTACAACAAGGACAAATTATATATTCACTTTTCATTTTACAAAGATACAAATATATTTTAAATAAAAAAACCCTTTCGGGTTTCTTTTAAATCATTTTTTTAATTTTTTCTAATTCATCAAGATATGTTTCAGATAATTTAAGAATTTCTGGTGTTCCTTTTTCATTTCTAATAAATTCTTTTAATGTACTTATACATAAACCAATATCATCATTAAATGATCTATGGAATTTTTCTTCATACATTACATCTATTATAGAAATTAATAAATCTTCTTCATCCCCTACACCTAAATTATCAGCAAATTCTTGTATTTCTTCTTCTGGTAATTCTACAAGTTCTTTAGCATCAACAAAGGCATCATAAACATCAGTAGATATGTTAATAGTTTCTGTCCCCCATATACCTTTAAGGCTATCTTTGGTTTTAAATATTTTAAACATTTTGTTTAGAATAGATTTTAAATCATTATCTCCTTTACTTTCTGTAATTAATTGTTTAAAATTCTTTAAATATTTCATTTTATATAAATATATTTTAATGTATATATAAAATAAAAAAAGGAATATTTTCATATTCCTTTAATTTTTTAGTTTATACCAAAATATTCTCTTAATTTTTTGATTCCATCTTCTTCTATCATATTTAGAACTCTTTTATTACCTTCTAATTTTACAATTTCTAAGTAATATATAATTTTAATAAATTTATCTAATGCTGCTTTATCTATTTTTGATCCACCAACATCAGATAATTCTATCAATGAATTAGTAGTAGGTATTTGTGCTCCAATTTCTTTAGTTTTTGTATAAATTAAACTTAATAAGAAATTAAATTTAGACCACTTTTTAAATTCAGGTGTCTCAATAACAGTTTTTTCATATTCTTCAATAATCTTATAGTCATAGTATTTATCATAATAGATACCTAACATAATAATTAACTCAATGAAGAATGATAATATAATGAATGATATGATATTACTTTTATTATCTGACAAAGCTTTTGTTGAACTATTGGTATATTTATTAGTACTTGTTTCAACTTCTTTATCTCTTCTATCTTCATATTTAGTAATTGAAAGTTTATTAGATTCAATTTTAGTATTATTATCACTAATCTTTTTATTATTAGCATCAATTAAATCAGTGTATTTCTTTTTGTAAGTATAAGTTGCACGTTTTGATTGTTCTGCTAAATCAGTATTTTGTGCATTAAATTCAGTATTTTGATCTGTTAATATTTTATTATCATCCATTAATGGTTTAATATAATTAACAAAATAAAATGTATTTAATGAATCTGATTTAGTAGTAATATTAGTTTCTGCTTGTGCAATAATAATTGGGTTATTATCTACAAATTTCTTAGCACCATTTAAACTTAAATAGAATGAACCACCTACTATTAAGAATACACCTAATAGGAAGGAAATCATATTAACTTTAAATATATTAAATTTATTTTTAATGGCTTCAACACTAAACATACCAAATACATATCTTTTTAAAAGTTCAAACATTGTTAAAAAGATTATAATACCACCAGTAATGAATACACTATCTTTAACATCCATAAATGAACTAAAGAAAAGAGCCTGAATAAAAAAATATGCCAAGAATATGGACACACCATTTCCAAACCAGGAAAACCAATAAAGGAATTTATCGATCCATTTGAATCTTTCAGTATAGCTTTTTGTCATTGTCTTATTTTTCAATTCAACATATGTTTCAAAAGCAATTTTTGATTTATTAATATTATCAAACATAATTTTTATTTATTTTTATTTATTTACATAATCACTTATATATTGTAAAAATAATATAAGTTCTTTCTGATTTGTTAAACTTGAATATACAGTCATATCAATTAATGTATAATCATTAGATTTTAATAGGTTTGTATTTACTACTTTATATTCTAAATACAATAGACTATTAATTTTAAAATGATATGTTATTACATCATATATTTCTTTTCTATATTCAGTTGATGTACCAACTGGTGCATTATTATCTACTAATTTATAGTCAGAATTTTTTTCAAAATTAATTATATCCATCTTATATTTAAGATTAATATGTGCAACTAATTGATCTTCATTAATATTTAATTTACTTAATTGAAAGTAACTAGAACATGGAAAATTGGTTAATTTTTTCACATATTTATAAAATTTATTCTTCATAAATTAATCTTTTTCATTTAAGTTTAATCCTTGTACATAGATTGCTTTCTTTTTCATATCTCTACTTACAACAGATGGTTTGATAAATAATTGTCTAGCTCTTAATTCTCTTAATACTTTGGTCTTTTCAAATTTCTTCTTGTACCTTTTTAACATTCTTTCAATGTTTTCACCTTTTTCTTGTTTAATAATCAACATAATTTTTCTCTCCTTATAATTTATTTTTTGTTTACATTATTATATATTAAATAATTAAAATTGTTTAAAATATATAACATTTTTAAATTTCATTTATTTATATATAATAAAAAGACAAAAAAGTTATACTATGAAGCAAATTAAAAAATTTGATGAATTCATCAATGAAAAGAAGAGTGTTAAGGATGTTAAGATTTCAATTGAAGAATTATTAGATGTTATTGATGATAATGAATTAAATTTATCAACAACTTTTAATCTTGATGTTGATGATGGAAATGTTACAGAAAAGGATAATATTAGTAAACTTTTTTCAGATTCACAATTTAATAAAAAATTAGATAAGAAAAAATTAAAAAAAGGAAAATTACAAGATACTAAAGACAGTGAAACTTTATTAGATGATAATTATGTTTTAAGATTTTTCTTTGTATATGAAAGAGGTGCATTAGAAATAGAAGAACCAAAATATATTTTAATTCAATATTATAATAAAGAAAAAAATACTGTTAGTGATATTAAAGTTTATGAGAATCATGATTCTATTAATAAATTTTATGAAGTATTAACTGATACTACAATAGATATAAGAAAAGGAAAGAAAGATTATATTTATCAAACAAGTAACTCAGGTAATAATTGGGAATTAAAAAATCCTAAACAAGTTACAAAAAAATTTAAAGATGAGATGGATTATGAAGAAGTGGATAAATTATTAAAAAATAAAAAAGTTCAAATACAAAAGTAAATTATGGCACTAATAGATGATGAAAGTAATGGAATGAGTAATAAACAGATTCAATTAGATACTAAAGAACATAGTATTGAACCACCATGTGAAATATGGATTGGTGATTATGTTTATTTTACTAAAGAATCTAAAAATAATTGTATTTCTAAATTTAGTATTGGTTATTGGGATTCTAATTTAGATAAATATTTAATAGGACAAGAAAAATCACCTACTTTTAAAGTAATTAAAAAATTTAAACATGATAAACATGAAATATATCCTTGGTGGTCTTTTTTTATTGTGGATGGTGAAGAAATAGTATTACCAGATGATGCATTAATACTAATTAACAAAAAACCAAATTATACACCAAAAAAGAAAAGAATATTAGAATCTTTAACTGATATAGAATCTAATTATCCTGTATTTATAATAAATAATAATGAAGAATTTAAAAAAATTCAAGAAAAATTATTTAGTATCGATATTGTTTGGAATACAGATGAAAGAATAGTATTCACTGAAAATGTAAATGAATTTCCACTTCATATTTTTATTGATAAAAATGATAAAAGATTTTTTTATAGATGTAAAGATAGATTATATCATGATAGTGTAAGAGCCACAATTATAGATAATTATGATCCAGAAAATCATAATGATATAACTGATAGAGTATATAAAATGTTTGAATTTGATAGAGTTTTTAAATTAAGACCAAATTATAATCCAAAGAAAAGAGTATTAGAAAATCTTTTATTAGAAGAAGAAAATAAATTTTCACCCTTTAGAATATGGTGTGATACTTTTGAAAAGGCAATAGAATGTGAATCATTTTTACATAAGAATAAATATTATTATCAATATGATCCTAAGAAAAATTTATTACGTGATGGTGATTGGGATTTTACTTGTTTTACTTTCACTAATTTAAATCTTCATAATAAAACATTTGATGGATATGATATGAGAAGAGATGAATTAAAAACAACTGAATTAATATTTCCTGAAGATAAAACCAAAATTAAAAATGTATTAAAATTTGGAAAAATTGCACCATTATATAAACCAAAAAAGAAAAAATTAAATGAAGCAAAAAATAGTATTGATGATGCAAAGGAAATAATGATATTAATTAGAAATGAAGATGAATTAACTTTATTATATAATAATATTAAACCATTAGGATATGTAATAAGTGATGGATTTTTTGATATTTTTAAACATATAAATACACCTATTAGTTTATTTATTAATTTACATAATGGAAATATATCACAAGCTACTTTAGATAATAATCAAAGAAAAAGAATTCAAGATGTATATTATTTAAATGGTGTATGGGAAAGGGAATTAACTATTGAAGATTTACCTTATATTCTTAGAATATTAAAAACTGGTAGAATAATAGAAGAAAAACCTAATTATAAACCTAAAAAAATATATAAATTAGATGAAGACGTTAATTATGAAATAATAAAAAATATACCGGAATATTCACCAATATTAACACCAAAAGAACAAAGAGAACTATTTAAACTTGATGATAAAGTAATAATTAGACCTGATGCATTTGATTATTTTAATGATGCAGATGTACAATTTATGAAATTTGATTTAGGACAAGAAGTTATAATAACACAAATTAATACCTTACAGGATCTTTATACAACACGTCCTAATGGTTCATATAGAACTATATTAAATACAAGTGTGGTAAATTCTGATGATTTATTAATAACAGTGAAAAGTCCAAGACATTCTTTTACATATTATTGGTATTATAGATGTTTACATATTCCAATAATAAAACCTAATTATGCACCAAGAAAAAGAGTATTAGAAAAATTAAATGAAGAAATAGTAGGAGAATTAACTGATTCTATTAGACATTCTAATTATTTTTCTAAATATACTTCATTTTTTGTTGTTTTTAATAGTGATATAAGTCATGAAGAATATGCAAAAATACGTACATTATTAACAAGTGCTTTAAATGTTGATACACCATCTCATTCAGCTCTTTATAGAAATGAAAAACAATTTTATCTTGTATTTAGATTTAATAAATATTCAGATTGTATAGAGTGTGGATGGAATAATATATCTGCATTAGAAAATAGTAATAAAATTAATGATGATGTATATCCAAAATTATTTACTATTAATGATATTAATTCTGAAACTAAAATAAAGAATATATTAAAAAACGGTGGAGCAATACCAGATTATTCACCAAGAAAAATAAATAGATTTGATGAATTCTAACTTAAAACATATGCCACTTATTCCACCAATTTTAACTCCTGGAAAACAGAGAGAATTATTTAAAGTTGGTGATTATGTTATTGTTAGACCAGATGCAAGGAATTATTTTAATGATGCATTTGATGAAATGGAAACTGATTTTGGTAAAGAACGTAAGATAGTATATATACAAGAAATTGGTGATAGATACAACGGTGATTACGAAGTAAATATTTTAAATACAGAAACACATAGTCCACATGATTTATTAATAACATTAGAAGACCAAGGTGGTGGCCAATGGTTCTGGTATTATAGATGTTTTTTTTTACCAAAATTGGCAGTACCTAATTATTCACCTAAAAAAAGAGTATTAGAAGGTGTACATTTTGAAGAACTTAAAAAAACATATTATTTTTCTAAATATAATTCATTCATAATTACATTAGAAGTTAATGAAGAAAATTTTAATAAATTAAAAGAAATTAAATATGCAATAAATAATATATTTGATGTTAATATAGCTGATAATTGGGTTAATAGTATTTATAATGGTGCTAGACTTGATAATACTTATGAAATTTACATTGCTATTCGTTCTACTACATCCATAGGAAATGATACACAAGAATTAAAGTTAGGATGGGGACCTATGGATTATTTATCAGATAGTACATATGAATATAGTTGTGTATATCCAAAAGTATTCACATTAAATCAAATTGATACACAATCTAAAATAGAATCAATATTAAAAACTGGTGGTATAATTGTACCTAACTATTCCCCTAAAAAAAGAATATTAGAAAAATTAAATGAATCAGTTAAAGACTCACGTTATTTTGATGATAATGATTTATTTGCTATTATTGTTGATAAAAATATAAATGATTTATTATTTGAAGATTTAAGAAAAAATTTAATTGAAATATTTAAAATAGAAATTCCTGAAAGATTATTAGACTTTGCAAATGAACAAGTTATGGAAGATAAATTTTTTATTGCTATTTATAGAAGAGGTGATATTAATTGGACTTGGAGTGAATATTCTTTTTTAAATACATATAAAAGTGATAGGAGATTTGTTTGTCATAATAATTATGAATTTAAATATTATGAAGTTAATACTAAACAAAAAATAATGAATATATTAAATACTGGTAAATCTACACCTTCTTATGAACCAAGAAGAAAAAGAGTATTAGAAAATTTAAATGAATCACTTCAAGATGTATTAAATTCATATTATTATACTAGATATAATTCCATTATAATAAAATTAGATATAAATATAACCAATGAACAATATGTTGAACTTGCAAAAACAATGAACAAAGTATTTGGAAAAGTAGTATTGGCAGAAGATATATATCATTATATTCAAGGATATTTAACACGTTCAGATGAAGATGAATGTTTCTTTAGTATTAACAAATGGGATGTTGATGATACCAGTACTAGTTGGGATAAAATTTCTTATTTAGAAGAGTATATAGCAAGATATAATATAGTAGGAAATATCTATACATATAATCAAATTAATACACAATCTAAAATAGAATCTATATTAAAAACTGGTAGATTAATACCTTCTTATGAACCAAGAAAAAGAGTATTAGAAAATTTAAATGAAGAATATGAAGCTAAATTAAGAGATGAAGTAAGTGATACTTTTTATTTTATAAGATATAATTCTATTATTGTTACTTTTGATAGTGATATAGAAAGAACGAAATATGATAAAATAAAAGAATTATTAGAATATTCAACCCGTGTTGAATTACCATATTATAGTCAATTATTACGAACTGAAGAACAATTTTATTTTGTAATTAAAACAGATAGAAAAGAAAATAAAATGTATTCTGGATGGGGTAGAATTTCTGATTTTGAAAGAGAAAATGAATTTCTTGAATCTTGTACTTACCCAAAAATATTCAATAGTAATGAAGTTGATACTCAATCTAAAATAAATGATATATTGAAATATGCACAATCAAAACCATCATATGCACCAAAGAAAAGACTGTTAGAAAATATTAATGAATCTTTTGAAGAATCAAAAAATTCTAAATATTTTAATGAAAATCATTGGTTAGTAATAATTTTTGATCAAGATATACCAAAAAATGAATTTGAAAATATTAGAAATTTATTAAATGATACATTTAGTAATGAAAATAATTATAGAGGAATATTATTAAATAGTGATATATATGATGCTATTCATGATCAGTGTCATGAAGATAAATTTTATATTGCTATTAAATATTATGAAGAAGAAAATAAATTTGAAATGGGATTTTGTTATCTATCTTATTTAAGTAAGCATATGTCAAGAGATAACCAACCATATAAAACTTTTAATAGTGATACAGTTAATACTAAATCTAAATTAGATAATCTATTAAAATATGGTAGTTTAATACCATCATATGCACCAAGAAAAATAAATAGATTTAACCTGTAATATCTTTCATTTCTCTTTTAGTATCTCGTTCTTTAAGTAAGTTTCTTTTATCAACAGTCTTCCTACCTTTACCTACACCAATTTCTATTTTATAGATTCCATTTTCATTAGGATATAGTTTAATTGGAACAATGGTTAAACCCTTTTCATCAAGTTTAGCTTTAAGTTTGTTTAATTGCTTCCTATGAAGTAATAACTTCCTATCTCTTTTAGGATCATGATTAAGATAACTTCCTTCATCATAAGCAGCAATATCAATACCTCTAATGAATAGTTCATTATCTTGGAAGATACAAAAACTACCATTAATATTAACTTTACTGTTTCTGATTGATTTTATTTCAGTACCAGTTAATACAATACCTGCTTCTATTTTATCAAAAACTTCATAATCAAAGAATACTCTTTTATTTTTGAATGTTCCACCTTCTAATTTCTTTTTCATAGTTTTTTATTTTAATTTACAAAGATAATAGTTTAATTTATAATTTACAATTTTTATATATAATAAAAAAATTATATTCATTATAGTATGAAAACATTAAATAGTTATAAAAATTTTGTAAATGAAAATCAAAATCCACTACCACAATTAAGTAAATTTGCTAAAATGATTGATTTCACTTATATTAGAGAAGATGCTAGAAAAGAAAATCTTTTAGAAATAATTGATCTTGTTCAATTAAATAAATTTTATGGAATGGTGGTAAATCCAGAATTTACTGATTATGTTGCTTATAGTTTAGATGGAACTGATATAAAAACAATTACAACATTAGATTTTCCTGATGGTGATTCAAGTGATGTAGATAAATTAAGTTTAGCAATTGAAGCAGTATCAGATGGAACTGATGAAATAGATATGGTTATGTATTACAAAGGAATTCAAGATGCTCATAAAGAAGAAAATGAAGAAGATAAACAAAGTAAATTAGATGCTGTTGAAGGTGATATTAGAGCAATTGCAAATGAATGTCATAAGAATGCAGTTATATTAAAAGTAATTATTGAAAGTGGTGTATTGACTTTAGAAGAATTAGTAACTGCTTGTCAAGTTGCATCTAAAGGTGGTGCTGACTATGTACAAACATCAACAGGAACTAAAGAAATAGGTGATACTTTAAGAAATGTTAAAGAAATGCGTAGAGTTTTAGCAGATCATGTGAAAATTAAAGTATCAGGTGGAATAAGAACATTAGAACAAATGAACCAATTATATCAATATGTAGATAGATTTGGAGTATCAGTAATACCAAAATAATAAAAGTATATGAAGATTAAGAAATATAATGAATTTGGAAAATTAAATGAATCAGTTGTTGAATTAGATGAACATAAATTTATGACAGCTGGTGATTTAATGCATTTCATTCGTAAAAATATTCCAAAAGAAACATTAATATTTCATGAACCTTGTGATTCTCCAATAAGACTAATTAAAAAAGAAGATATTAATAAATTCTTTGGTGGTATTCAAGATATGTACTTATATGAAACAACAGAAGATAGTTATTTGAGACAAATGGATGAAGAATATGGAGAATATGATATCATGGAAGAAAAAATGCCAGATAATACTATAAATGGTGAACATATGGATAAAGAACCTTTAATTGTAAAAGGTATAAATTTAAATAGATATTTATAAAATATGCCAAAAAAATTAACAAGAGAAGAATTTATAAATAAATCAGTTATTATTCATAATAACAAATATGATTATTCATTAGTAAATTATATAAATAATAGAATAAAAATAAAAATAATTTGTCCTATTCATAATGAATTTGAACAAATACCTAAAGAACATTTAAATGGTAGTGGATGTCAAAAATGTGGCGGGAATATTAAAAAAACAACAGAAGAATTTATAATTGATGCTAAAAAAATACATAATAATGAATATGATTATTCTTTAGTTAAATATGTAAATAATAAAATTAAAGTAGAAATAATATGCAAAAAACATGGTATTTTTAAACAAACACCAAATTCTCATTTATTTGATGTCGGATGTCCAAAATGTTATGGTACACATAATTATACAAAAGAAGAATTTATAGAAATTGCCAAAAAGATACATAATAATAAATTTGATTATTCTTTAGTAGAATATGTAAATACAAAAATAAAAATAAAAATTATTTGTTCTATTCACGGTGAATTTTTACAAAGGCCACATGAACATTTAAATGGAAATGGTTGTCCAATATGTAAAGAATCAAAAGGGGAAAAACAAATTAAAAAACATTTAAATGATAATAATATAAAATATGAAACACAAAAAACATTTGATGGATGTAAATATATAGGATTATTAAAATTTGATTTTTATTTGTCTAAATATAATATTTGTATTGAATATGATGGTAGACAACATTTTGAATCAGTAGATTATTGGGGTGGTAAAAATGAATTATTAAATATTCAAGAAAGAGATAAAATTAAAACAGATTTTTGTAAAAATAATAATATTAAATTAATTAGAATTAAATACAATGAAAATATAGATATATTAGAAAAACAATTAAATATAAATGAATAAAGTATTGGTTATAGTAGATGTCCAAAAAGAGTTTGATAAATTTATACAAGGAGATTTAGTAGATTCTTTATATGAATATTGTGAAAATTTTAAAGAGGTATATCAAATTTGGGATACACATAAAAATAAAATAAGTCCAACTTACAAATTTCCTAATCAAATTGATAGTATTAAAAAAATGTATGGAAAAAATCATTTTTCAGATAAAATTAAAGAATTTATTAAAGAAGCAGAAGATGAAACATTTGAAGGAAATACATTTAAATTATCTAATGATGAAGGTTATATAGTTAGAGTTGATAATAATCATGGATGGTTTTTTGTCAATAAAGAAATTGTAGGATTAATTGGAAAATTAAAAGATAAAGAAGTTATATTAGTTGGTGGGGCATCTGAAGAATGTATTGAAGATGTTTATCAAGCATTTAAAGCATTTGGATTAAATGCTAAAATAAATAAAAAATATGTTTATAGTGCACAAACAGACCAAAATGATTCAATTGAAGATACAAATGAAAATTATAATTCAAGAAAAATAAAATCATTCCAACAATTTTTATTAGAAGGTAATCAAAATTGGCCTTATAGATTTAAGACTGAAGAAGAATTTATAAAAGAATTTGGTGAAAATTGGAGAAAATGTCAGCAAATAGTATATCCAGGTGATGCATTTTTTTCATTTGCACCACATATGGATTTTTTATTAGGTAAAGATTTTAAATCTAAATTTCCAACAGATGAAGATTCAATGATTTACAATGTTGAATATAAAAATCAGAATAAAACATTTTGGATATCAGATATATTTTTAACAAAAAATATTATTAAACCAAATTATAAACCAAAAAAATTCAATAAAAATATATAATATATACTTGTATGGGAAAAATATTTACAATATTTCATTTAAGAAAAAAAGATAACATATCTAAAAGCGAAAGATTAATCTATGTAGTTATTTTACTATGGGCAGTATATGGTGTTTATGGAATATATTGTGATATTAATCTTGGTCAATTAGCAGGTTATTATGCTTCTCTAACACTATTTGTATCTACTTATTTATGGGGTGAATATAAAAGAACAGACCAAAACACAAAATTATTTAATAAAGGACCCAATTCATCAAGAGAATTAATTATGTATATAACAGTATTTCTTTGGTGTTTAGCTGGTGCAGCTGGTATTTATTTTAATTATGATTTGAATTCATTAACTGTTTATTTTAGTGCATTATCACCATTTGTTATTTCTTATATTATTTATAAAACAACTAAAGGTACAGACTTACCAATATTTGATGGTAAATCACAAGAATTAGTTGATAAAGCAAAAGGTGAAGCTAATATGAAACCAAAATCAGTTGCAGCAACTGAAATAGGTAAAGCTGTTAAAGAATTAGATAAAATAAATACAGAAGAACCATTAGATAATAAACCTATTATTACAGATGTAATAGATGACAATCAAGATGCAGAAGTTTAATCTTCTTCTACATGTAATTCTTTTATTTCAAAATTAGAAACACCTTTTATTAACATATTTTCATCACTATTCATAAAAAAATTAAAAAATGTTAATAAAGATTGTTCTTTTTTAGTTAAATCTTTTTTTGTATATTTTCTTATTTTTAATTCTCTTAAATGAACATTTAATAGTTTAAAATCTTTTAATAGATTTATATCAATATTATGAAACGTATAAATAAATATAGGTGCACCATCAATGTTAGAATTACCAATATATTGTAAGTCTTCAATACAATCTTCTGCAATCCATTTCATTGTATCAAATTCACCATAATACTTAAATCTAAGATAATCTGTATCTTTTTGATAATTATGACCTAACATTTTTTTAATATTCATATTTTTAACTTATTTTTATATCTGAAAACAAATTCTTTTCAACTGATATTATTCTGTCAAATATCTTAGAATCAACTTCTTCTAATCCATGATGAACTAATATTAAATGTATTTTATTTTCTAAAGAAAATTCTTTCAATAATGTAAGTAATAAATTAATATTATCTTTTTGTACTGATTGAAATACTTCATCCATAAAAAGGATATTTATATCTTTTATCTTCCTAACTACTTGTATATATGATATAGCAATACATATATTTAACATCCTTATTTCACCATTAGATGACATTTCAGGATGTGTCAATTCATTCCTATCAAATATATCTGCATCAAAATTTTCATTTAATGTTACTTCATATGGAAAGTTCATATGGTTTAATAACCTCTTTAAATTTTCATTAATGGGTGGAATTAAAGATGCTATTATACTTCTTCTTGCACCTTTTTCTCCTAATATATCTGTTAATCTAACAAGACTTTCATTATCAATAGTTATTTCATTAAGTCTATCTACTTTTTCTTTCTTACTCTTTATTAAATTTGTACCCTTTTCTTTAATATCATTAATTAATTTAGACTTATCTTCATCAAAATTATCATATTTATCTTTCAATGTTTTAGCCTGTACTTTTATATCAATAAATTCTTCTTCTAAAGTATCTTGACTACTTTCTAAAACTTTTGATTGTGAATTTAAGTTAGTAATTAAATCCCTAAAATAATTTACTTTTCCAGTATTTTCTAATATTTTTTCGGTTAATAAAACATCATCTTCTTTTAATTTTTCTAATATTTTAGTATGGTCATGTGATGATAATTCAGTCTCACAATAAGGACATTGACCACTTTCATATATCCTTACTTTACTTTTAATTTCATTAAGTTCAGTTCTTCTTTGAATATTTTCTGTTTCTAATGATGAAATTTCATTCCTATTTTTCTGAATATCAACTTGAAAATCAGAAATTTTATCTTTAACATTTTTAATTTCTGTTTGTTTTAAAGTAAATTTTTCTTTTACTTTTAAAATATCATTTTTAATATCATCTTTTGATGTATATGAACTATCTTCTACTTTATTTTCTTTAATAATTTTCATATAATCTTTTAGTTCACTATCAATTACAATTATTTCATTAGATATTCTTAAAGATTCTTTTTTATTTTGATTTATAAATTCTCTTGTAGTATTAAGATAATCATCTATATCTTCTAAATTAAATAATCTATTTAATAAATTTCTTTTATCTTCTGGTTTTAAATGTATGAAATTAAGAAAATCATTCATACTCATTGATATAAATGATTTGAATGTCTGATAATTAAATCCAATCAAATCTTCTTTTTCTGTTTCACCTAATAATTTAAATCTTTCTGTAAATGGTTCTTGATTTAAAGTCATTTCAAAATCATTTGGTGCAATCATTCTTTTCATCTTAATAAGATCATTATTATAATTAAAGAATTCAATCTCTACTTCTAAATTATGATTTAATCTATTTGGAAAATATTTTAATGGAATTTTTGCAGAATCTTTTCCCCTTACTTGATTAAATATAACAAGATCAATTGCATTTTGAATTGTTGATTTTCCTACACCATTTGTACCAGTAAGTAAGATAAGACCACCTTTTTTATCAAAGGTGATCTCTTGAATTTTATTCCCATAAGATTCTATGTTTCTAAACTTTAACTTTTTAATTATCATTACTATCCATAAATATTTACATATTATAGAATAAAAAATTATTTTTGTTTATTTTATATTTTTATAAACTCGTATGTAATCTACTAAAAATTCAGAAGTGAAATCTTGATTAGGAATAATATCACTTTGTATTGAATGACTAATAATTACCCACATTTCTGCTGTATTTTTATTGAACCATTCAAGTGTTTCTTTTAAAGTGAATCTCATTACTTTAATACCATCTGTAATAAATTCTATTTTATCTGGACTCCATACACATACAAATTCATGAAATTTTACTTCTGGTTTTTTTTGAATACATATTTCCCAACCCCCCATGTTACTTCTATTACCGTCAACATCAGTTCCAAAATGTAGATTAATAGCTTGTATTCCTGCTTTTTTTCCTTCTGATCCATTCATAAATTCAAATACATCGATTTCTGGTGGCCAAGTTGATCCCCACATCCAAAATGCAGGCCATACAGTAGGTTCAAATGGAATTGTACATCTACATTCCCATCTACCATATCTTTGTTTAAATGATAATTGAGTAGATAATAAACTTGTTTCAAATGGAATTGATAAATCTTTTCCTTCCCAATTAAATGTTCTTGGATTGTGTTTAACTGTAAATTTTGCAGTCGATGTATTTGAAATAATTTCTGGTGCCCCATAGTATGTATTTAGTTTATTAGGGTGAAATAATCCCCACCCTTCACCAATTACCCATTTTGTATTTTCTCCAGATGTGCTCCATGTTTCTTTATCAAAATCATCTTTAAATGTAATATTCCAACCATCTTTTTCAGTAGAAGATGAATTTTTTAATTTCTTTTTATAAAAATTTCTATAAAACCAAAATCTTACTCTATAAAAGATATTTATAATAAGATCTAGTAATGTCATACTTTTAATTTTTATTTGCATATTTATATTATTATTTTTTCATCTCTTCATTATAAAAAATGAATTTGCAGGACTTTGTGCTTTTACTGCTTCTTCTGTTTTAGTTAATAGTTCTGTTCCTTGTGAAATAATATCAGCTGCATTATAGTTAAAATTTCCAGGCATTGTCATTGTTAAACGACCTAATGCTTCACCTAATCTTATCCTACTTAATGCAGTAATATAATCTTTAAATAATTGATTATTAAATACTTCTTCTTGTTCAATTCTTATATAAACTTCTAACATAAAATCTGTTCTAACTTCATCAAGAATATGTAATCTATGATTTAGTGGGTTATAATTATACTTTGTATAATTCCTACTCATTTTATTTATTTCATCTGAAAATGCAGAAAGTATTTGTCTATAAACACCAAGTTCACCTACATTTGTAACAAAGGATGTTAAGAAAGGTTGATTGGTTACACCAAAATTAATAGATAAGTTAGGTGCTTGAATACCAATTCTAAATAAACTAGGGTCATTAATTTCAGTAATTCTCACTACATTTTCTACTTCTTCAGGCATAATAATATAACCTAATCTAGTAAATTGTTCATGTTTAAGAAAGTGTTTATCTAAATGGTAATAAGATTTCATTACAGCAAATTGATAATTTTTATAAAACCATTCAAGTGCTTTTTCTTTAATGATTCTTAAAATTTCACCATCTGGTAATACTTTAGGCATAAGTCCACTAAATGTTAAATCTGCTTGAACATAATCAACCATCATTTCAATGGTCATACTATTACTATTTACTTGGAAATTTTCTTGATAACCTTTGTATTGTTGTTGAACTTTATTATTTGCATCAATATAATTTGTATCTGGATTAGGATTAACTAAACCATAATTATAGTTATTTACATTTCTTGCCATTAGGATAATTATTTTTTATTTATATATAAAATTTTAATATATAGAAATAAATTAAATTAATTTTAATGAAGAAAATATTATCTCATAATGAATTTTTATCTAATTTGATATTAGAAAAAGTTGAAAGTGGTGAATTACCATTTAAACTATCTGATAGATTAGTAGAACTATTAAAGAAAGTAAACCATAAAATAAAAGATAGATTATTAAATGATAATCATAATATAACATCTTCTAAATTTACTTTAGTTGATTATGATGATAATGATATTGATAAATTTACTTATTCAAATTCCCCTAAAATTATAGAATACATAACACAAAAAACGTTAACTGATAGTCATATTAAAAATGTAACTACATTTTTTGATTATACAGAACAAAATACTGATGAATCAATATGGAAACAAAATAGAACACCAATTAGAATTGGTAGATTTATAATTAAATTATATGGTGAAAATGCAGGATTTAGTAAAGAAGAAAGTACTGGTAATGAAGTTGAAACATTTGCTAATTTAGTAATAGAAGTAAGACAAAAAGAAGTTATTCATAAAGATGAATTTAAAATTGTCGAAGGTGAAGATATTATTAAATATTATAATCAAGATTCATATGAATCAGATGGTAAAGGTTCTACATTGTATGGTTCATGTATGAAATATGAATATTGTGCACCATATTTAGGTTTTTACATTCATAATAATATTAAAGTTGTGGTATTAATGTCTGAAAAAGAAGAAGATAAAATAATAGGAAGAGCAGTATTATGGAATATTGATGAAATTGATGGTGAAAAAGTAGATAGAAAATTTTTAGATAGAATCTATGTTGTTAAATCACAAGATATGGGAAAATTTAAAGAATTGGCTAGAAAAAATGGTTGGTTATATAAATCAAAACAAGATATGTGGGATACAACAGATATAGTAGATTCAAAAGATGGTAGTGTAGGTAGAAAAATATTAAAAGTAAATAATATAAAAGGTTATAAATCATATCCTTATATGGATACATTAAAATATTTTAATCTAACTGATAATTTTCTTACTAATAGTGATACAATAGAACATAATTATGTATTAGAAGATCCAGATGGTGGATATGTTGATGGTGATGAACAATATGTATTTAATCAATATCATAATAAACTTATGAATATTAATGATTTAGTTTGGTGTGAATTTGAAGGTAGGTCTTTAGCAAAAGAAGAAGTTGAACATTCTAAATATTTAGAAATATGGGCATCAATAGAATTTGCTGCTGAAAATTGGGTTTATTCTAAAATTCAACAAGATTGGTTTCCTAAAGATGATAATAAAATTATTTATATTGAAACTAAAGATGATTATGTAACATCATATTATGCAGATAAAAATTATATATTTTGTGAATATGACCATAATTATTATGACCATGATGATTGTGTTCCTTCTGAACAATGGAGATGTGTTCCACATGAAGATTGTGTTAGGGTTATTACAGATAGTAGTATAGATTTTGATGAATTTGATGATGAAAATATGATGGAAATATGGGATGATGTTGATAATAGATATAAAGATGATGGTACTTATTTCACTATCCATGACCCTATAAGAAACAAGGATTGGAACTTTGATAATTCACTTAAAAATAGTCAAATAGTTGATAACATAAAAAAAGGGGTTGTTTAAACCCCTTTAATTTTTTACTTAGATTCTTCATCCTTTTTATATTCATCCATTAAATTATCTAATTTAACTGATTTAGACATACGATAGCTTGTTGACGCAAAACTTACACCTTTATAAGCATCTTTTAATCCATCTGAATCATTAGTAAAAGCATATGAATTACCTTTTGAAATCCCCATAGATTCTGCATTAGTAGATGCATCTTCATTTGCTGCAAGGAAAATAAATTCCCATTTGAAATCTTCTTTCATTTCACCAATAAGTTTTTTAATACTATCTTTGGTAAATGATTTACTTGAATTTTCATAACCATCTGTTAATATAACACATAATGTTTTTTCAGGTCTTTCATCAACTGGTAAATTACCTAATTTATCAATTTCATAATTTATTGTTTTTCCAATTGCATCATATAAACTAGTTCCCCCATTAGGTACATAATTATTTTTATCTAAATATTGACAATTTTGAATATCTAAATCTTCATATAATGTTTGATACAAAGTACTGAATAATACTGTTGTAACTAATGCTTCACCTTCTACCTTTTTTTGATCATGTAGAAATTCATTAAAACCACTTATTGCTGAATCAATAATATCATCCATTGAACCGGATTTATCTATAATATTTACTAATTTTGTATAATTTTTCATTTTGTTTTGTATTATTTTTATAATTCTTTTGGAATTAGATTTTTTCACCACATTTTGGACAAAATTGCCAACTATCATTTCTCAACCTATAACGACATTGTGTACAATAATCTCTTACTTCTTTAGTATAAGAATTTTTTTCTGACATAGGTTTAAGATTGTACATAATAGTGTGAAATGCATATGATTGAAATTGAATATCAACAGATTTAAAACCTTGGTCTGATTGACCACCTTTTTCAACTCTTCCGGTTTCTTTTAAAGATTTCTTAAATCTTTTTGTTGATTTTACTTCTGGTTGTGAATCAGATACAAAACTTAAATCTGATTCAGATGCATAAATACCAGGTGATTTGTACGTACCACTCATATTAGTGCTAGTAAGAAATACATTATTAGTGGTTAAAGTTGAACCTTGACCACCAGCAAAAGTATTAGTTCCACCAAAATTAGTACCCATACCTTGTAAATTGTACAATGTAGTGTAAGCATGTGTAATTTGTTCTTTGAAAAATCTAAGTTCAATTTTTCCATTGTTAGCAACTGCATTTACTGCAGCTTGATTTCCATCATCATACTTATATGTTTCAAATAGCATCTTACGTTGTTCATCAAGAAATCTATCAACAACAACGTCTTCTCCTGGATTTAAAACTAATAAGTTTTGTGAAGTTTTACCATTAATTGATACTTGTGCACCAATTTTTTCTGATAAGGGGTTAAATAAACGGATTTGAAATTCATCTCCATTGTTAAGGAAAATATCATTTCCTTGGTAAGTTTTAAGTTCATCTAATGAACTTGTACGAGGATTCCTCGCAAGGATAATAGCCGAAGGCATACTATCCGCTAAACGGTAGTGCGTCATAATTTTTTATTTATTTTTTATTTTTGAGTTGCAAATTTCTTTTTTGCCTTTCGACAAATCAAAGCCTTAAAAAAGACTCGAAACCAACAAAACCAAAATTATATTACTATATATTTAAAATATAAAGCCGATTTTATGTTATTTTTTCTTTAATACTAATTAATTTTAATTTTCTTTCAATATGTCTTACTATTTCTTTTGCTTCATCATTTTTAGAATTAGCTATTAATTTATATATTTTTAATAATTCATTTTCTAAAACACCAGTATTACCTACAATACTTGGTGGTGGATATACACATTCTACTTTAGTTTCTGTTTCAGATGGTAGGTAATATATTCTAACATCTTTATTAACATCTTTATACATATCTTGATAATTATTAATAAATTGTGACATAGTTTGATGAACATGTTGTTGGTTCATATGACTAACATTAATATAGACTGCTAATATTATTAAATCTTTTTCCATATTATTGATTTTATTTTAAGTTCACAACCTTCTTTATTTGATTTAGTTACTTCTTCAATTAATTCATCAACTGCATCTGCATATTTATCTGATTTTGATTGAAAAAAACCATCATATCTTGATGATGTTCCATGCTCAACATGGAATGTAAATCCTATTAATCTATTCATAATTTTAAGCTAATTTTTTATCTTTTATTAAATTTCTAATAAATAAATTCTTTTCACCACCAATTTTTTCTACCCATTCAAAATAATTATTAGGAAAAGATGGATCAAAATCTGGATATGTTTCATAATCCCATACTCTTTCATCTGCTAAAAAACATATTGCTGTTAATGCAGAATTAATATCTGGTTCATAAAATACAGTATGGTGAATTCCAATATTTTTAATATCCCTATAAATTTCATTCATAGTACCAAGTGGATTTCCTAAATGTCCATCATTAGATGTACCACCATTTAATACTATCCAAGTTTTATCATAAATGAAGAAACTCTTATAATCTTCATCATCATGATACTTATAATCATATTCTTCAGAAGCATGTCCTGCTTGTATCATCTTTTGTTTATCTGATAAGTTGTAAGGTACAAAGCAGTACTTTTTAAATTTTAATCTTTTTTCCATATTTTTATCCTAATTCTTTTTCTAATTTTTCTAATTCATTTTGTAATTCTTTTAATTCTTCATTGGCTTTCATCATAATATTCTTATATTTCTTACGTTCTTTATAAATATCAGCCATCACATTTTTAACAACACCATCTTCATTTTTAAATACTGCCCCATTTAAAGTAATGATATCATCTTTTTCTAATTTTATCTTATGTCCATTAAAAGAAGAATAAACATCCTCACCATCACGTAATTTTTTGATAATACTATACACATCTTTTCCTTTTTCTTTGATTAAAACCCCTTTAAATGAATCAGAACTGATATTAAATTGTCTCATGGTTGTAGGATAAAGAGAAGCAAAATCATAACATGTTGTCCAAGTACTCATACCTTCAATTGGATCTTTAACCCAACCACCTTTTACATTCATATCAGAAGATGTGTCACTACTTGCATCTCTTTTAGTATCATCTTTTACAAAGACTACATTTTTTTCATCCCTCATTTTACTTCTTAAAATACCTTCTGTAACAGGAAGTGTATTAAATCCATCTAAAGTTTTAATTTTTGATAATGTTGATATACCATAAAGAATATCAACATATCTCATTTTTTCATGTATTTGTTGAACAAGAGCAGAGTCAATTGCATTGTACATAACAAATTTCTGATAATCATTAGCATATAAATATTTAAGATTACCTTCATAATTTACTTTCTTAACCCCTATAACTCTTTCAGATACAAAATCTAAACTTGATGATTCTTTTACTTTTACTGATGTATCCCACTTCTCATAAAGTTCCATATAATCAACTATAATTCTATGAGCTGGCATTTCAGATTGGTCATTTTGTAACCAAGATTCCCTTAAAACACCTGTAAAAGATGCAACAGTTGGATCACCACCAATATTTCTAAATCTATTAACCAAAAATACCCAGTCATATTGGATGAAATTCCATCCGGTCATTACTGCCATTTTTGGAACCATTAATTTAAAAAAGTTTAATAACATATCATATTCACTTTCATAATATTTATACATGAATTGATAATTGGTATGTAATTTTTCAAAGTGATTATTTATACCATCTTGAATAGATTCTGATTGTGATTTAGTTATTTTTTTAGTTCCTAATACTAATACTTTATCTTTATTAACAACTGAAATACTTTGAATAGCAGATTCTGCTGATTTTGGATCCACTTTTTTATCAATAATTTCATTTTCTATATCTATGAAAAATATATTAGGTTCTTTATAATCAAAAATATCTTTCTTTTCATCATCTGGTAATCTATCCAAGAAGTCATAAATAGAATATCTATTCGGTCTATTAGAATATATTTCTTTCACATTCTTTCCGTCCCATGTAACAAATCGTCCGCTGCGATCTTTATCATCATCTTCGCAAACAATAAATTTTGTAGGATTATTCCAAGGGTAATATTTTAACTTTATATTTCCATAATCATCTATATAGCTGATTATCAATTTTTTATTTCTATATTCTGTATCTACCAACATTCAACACTTTACATTATTTTTTTAAGTATTTAAACCTTTTTTCTCAATATCTTCTTTAATTAATTTTTCAATATACCTTGAACGTTTTAAATTATTTTTTTGAAGATATTCAGTTAATAGTATATCCAACTCTTTATCAATAGTTATACCTATTTTTGGTTTTTTTTCATCATCATTTAATTTTTTCCTCATATGATATGTTTTTAATATTTATATACTCAAAAAAATATTTTGTTTATTTTATGAAAAAATATGAAAAATGATACTTTTTGGGTTTTAATTATTTATATATAATAGAAAAGAAAGTTTAAATTATGAAAAAAGAAATAACAAAAATTAAGAGAACAATATCTATTGATAAGAAATTAGATATAGTTATGGAAAATTTAATGATAAATAAAAGCAAATACATAGAATGGTTAATAATACAAGATATGACAAAAAATGATTTATATAAATAATATGGAAAAGAATAAATTAGAAAATTTAATAGAAAGAGGAAATATTATATTTAATAATAAATATGATTATTCTCTATTTAAATATATAAATAATAAAACAAAAGGAATAATAATATGTCCTATTCATGGTAAATTTGAAAAAAGACCTGATGTACATTTAATTCAAAAACAAGGATGTCCAAGATGTAGTAAAGTTAATAATTATGAAGATTTTCTTGTAAAATCAAATAAGATACATAAAAATAGTTATGAATATGAAGAATTTATATGGAAATCATCAAAAACTTATATTAATATATATTGCAAAAATCACAAAGGATTTTTTAATATGAGAATAAATGATCATTTAAATGGAACTGGTTGTTCAATTTGTAACAGAAATGTATTAACTAATAATATATTTTATAATAATATACATAAAATACATAATTATAAATATGATTATTCTAAATTAAATTTTAGAATTGGTTCTGATATAGGAATAATAATATGCCCAATACATGGTGAATTTAAACAAATAGTTACAGAACATTATAATGGTTGTGGTTGTCCTAAGTGTGTAGGAAAAAATAAGACAACTGACGAATTTATTAAAGAATCTAATTTAATTCATAATAATAAATATATGTATCCTGTTGATTATATAAGTTCTTCTATAAAAATTAAAATAATATGTCCAATACACAGTGAATTTAGACAAACACCAAATAAACATTTAAGTGGTCAAGGTTGTCCAAAATGCAAAGAAAGTAAAGGTGAAAAACAAATCACAAAGATATTAAATGAGAAAAATATACAATATGAAACACAAAAAACTTTTGAAGGATGTAAATATAAAGGATTATTAAAATTTGATTTTTATTTACCGAATATTAATACTTGTATTGAATTTGATGGTGAACAACATTTTAGAAATTTTAAATTTGAAAAAACTGATGAAAAATTAAAAATAAGACAATTAAGAGACAAAATAAAAACTGACTATTGTGAAGATAATAATATAAGATTAATTAGAATTAAATATAATGATAATATTATAGAAAAATTAGATTTTATTAAATAAAAAACCACTTAAAGTAGCGAATTTTAAGTGGTTCATAGCCATAGCTATAGACGGTCCTAATCCGTATGTTTTTAATCTTTTGTTTTTAAGAATTTTGAAATTTCTTTAACTCTTGTCCAATCACTTTCATCCATTGCTTTATTTAATTGGTAATTAAGTTCTGCTTGTCCTAATTTAGATAAATCTTCACCTTTTTTTTCTGGTTCTTTTTCATTAGTTTGTCTTATTAGTTTATCAATATCAGATTCTCCACCTTCATGACCAGCATGTAATGTATCTTCATCACTTTCATCTTCATGATAATTTTGTGGTGTATCATCTACCACTTCATCAGTTGCACCTAATATAGCTTTACTAACTAATCCATCTTTACCACCTAATACTCTATCGGCAGCATCTGTATTTTTCATTAAAATATCTTTAATTAATTGAACAAATACACCTGCTGATAAATCCATCATTCCACTAAAAACAAATTCTTTTAAATTAGGAATACCTTGAACATCTTTAGTTTCTTTTCTTTGTAAATATCCATTGATATAATCTCTTAAATCAGCTGCAATAAATGGACCATATTTAATATCTTCTTCTTCATCTGGTAATGAATCAGTTAATTTAAGTAAAGCTTGAGCCATAACCGGATCATTTGGAATTGCTTTAGCTGTCATAAGTTCATAAATACCTTTTACTGTTTCATGAATTAACATAGGTAAATCTAATGCTCTAACTTTAATTTTTATTTTACCATCTTCTTCATCACCTTCTGGATATTCAGTTTCCATTGCATTAGCCATTTCTGGTTGTTGTTTCATCATTTCAGCTAAATCAGCTGGTTTATTTTCATCCCAATCAAATTTTCTATTTAATTCTAAAATTCTTGAATATAAATCCAATAAATTTTCATCAATTTCATCAATTTCATCTTTAGCTGTAAACATTAAAGAATGAATATTTTGTGCTTCACCTTGCATAATATTGTTTACAATTTTTCTTCTATCTACCTCATCTTTTGGTACATCAATAGGAACTTCATATGTTGGTTGATCTTCATCTTCTTCTTCATCTTGCATTTTTTTGGTCATTGCTAACTTTTCTTTATCATTTGGTTTAACAATTTTAATATCAAGAGTAATATCTTCTAACATTCTACCATAATGTTGTAATAAGATTTCTTCACCAATTTGAGTTAGTTCTTCTTCATGACCATTTTGAATTCTAAACATTCTATTTAATGTTTGCATTAATTGTTGAATATCTTGTCTAGATGGTCCACCTCTGTATGGTGTAGCTCTTTGTCTTACATCATTGATATAATCTTCTGGTAATGTATCTTTTATATCTGCTTCAAAAAGCTGACTATATTTTTTTAATTTCATATATTATTTATATTTTTTCTTTAATAAAGATTGAATTTCTTTATTATTTTCTGTTAAAGATAGAAATTTTTCAGCAACACTTTCAGCAGTAGCTTTAGGTTTAGGTGTAACTGATGGTTTATCTTTTCTATAAGGTGATGCTTTTCCTGGTCTTGTAGCAGGTGTAGTCATTGGTTTAGTTCTTGGCTGAACCATTGGTTGTGCATTTCCTTCTGTTATAAAATCTTTAAATGACTTAATCATGTTATTTCTTTTTTATTTTATATATTAAATATTAATAATTGATTTTTTATATATAATAAAAATTAAATTATATTATTATGAAAAGTAAAGAACAAATATTTGAATCTCTTTTAAGAGATGGTACAAAAAGACAAATGGAAGAATTAAATAGAACTATTAAAAGTAGTGGTGGTGATATTCATGATAATGTAAGAAAAAGTCAAAATACAAAAGAAGATAAGATGAGTAATACATATTATATGGATAATCCTTTTGATAGTAAAAGAACATCTATTGAAACACAAGAACATTTTGTAAAAAATGGTGCACATTATAGAACAGAACCAATGAAATCAAAAGACCCTAAAAAAATTAAAAAGACAAAAATGAAAAAAACTAATGAAGAACTAGAATTTAGTGATGGTATGAAATTTGATACATCAGGACCACTTAGAAAAGAAGAAAGAGAAGATGGTTGGTATGTTATTGGTAATGGAATGCTTATACCAGTTAGGGATGAACAAGAAGCTGATGAATATATTGATGACAAAGATGAAAATTATGGTTATCATTATAAAAAACAAGATTTTTATAAACGTGATAATAACATAAATATAGAGGATGAAGAAGTGGATGAAGAAGGACAAGAATATATTAGTAGACAAGGTAGGAAAATACCTATTAGTAGAGATTATCAATATGATGAAGATGAAGATGAAGACTTAAAAGAATATCAAAAATATAATTCTAAAAAGAAATCTGATAAAACTAAATTAAATTTAAAAAGAAATGATAAAGCTATCAAAGACAAAGAAAAATTAGACAAAGAAGCAGATGAAGCTGGTAAAAAATCAGAAGAAAAAATAAATGAATCTAAAAAATCAACTAAAAAAGAACCATTTATTCCAACTAAAAAACTAAAAAATTTAAAAAGTTTTTATGAAATTTGTGATAAAGATGGTAACGCTACTGAAAAATCTGATGTTAATGATGATTCATGGATTAAAGGAAGTAAAGAAGATAAGTTAAGACCTATGTTTGTAAACCTCCCAGATTCAACTATAAGACCATCTTATGATGTATTAAGAACTGGTAAGATGATTGCTATATTTGGAAAAGAAGGTCGTATAGTAGGTATTAAAAATGGTCAATTGTATATTAGTGTAATGAATGATGAAACTAATAAACATGAAACTATTAAATATGACATGGAAGATGTTGTAAAAGAATTAAAAAAATCAAATAAAAAGTCTAAAAAGGACTCAGATGAATAAATATATAATAAAAAATAATAATATAAAATATGTTTAAAAAATTATGGGAAAAACTAAAGAATTTATTTACTTCAAAAGAAGATTGTTGTAAAGAAGGTAGTGATTGTTGTAAAGAAAAAGTGGTTGTTAAACCAGTTGAAGTTGTTAAACCAGTTGAAGTCGTTAAACCAACTACAACAAAACCAAAATCAACAACAGGTGCAACCGGAACATCAGGTGCATCAGGTGCATCAAAACCAAAATCAACAACAGGTGCAACCGGAACATCAGGCGCATCAAAACCAAAAAAGAAGTAATAACTTAAAATAAAAAAGGAGAACATTAAATGTTCTCCTTTTTTTTATTTTCCTAAATCTGCATCTGTAACAGGATATATTTTATTTTCTGTTATTTTATCTTCAGGTTGTTCAAATCCTTCTTCAATTTCTTTTGGTGCCAATACATGATCTAATGATGTACCCCATATTTTAGCATCATCTTTAAGTCTTTCAACAATAATATTGTATGCATTGAAGATTCTATTTGTCTGAGCAATCTTATAAAGAACACTACGGAATAATTTAAATTCATCTGTTATACCTTTTACTTTATAATCTTTAATTAAATGGTGAAGTAATAATATTTTTTTAATACTTATTTTAAAGACATAAGTTTCTTTTGTTTTATCTTTTTCATATTCTGTTTTAGCTTCTTCCCAAAAATTCTCAATGAATTCAGTATAATTAAATACTTCATCTCCATTATATTCAATTGTTTTAGTAAGAACTTTATCTAAAAATTTAAATTCTCTATTATCTACTTCGAAATTAAATGACATATCATTTAAATATTTAATATATGAATTTAGAAGATAATTAAAAATTGAATACACTTTTTCAATATCAGATACTTTCATAGATGTAATAATTTCACCATTTGGGTCATATTTTCTAATAAAGTCTTTTATTGTATCTCTTTTATTATTTAATTCTTTAACAAATTCTTCATCAATACAACTAACTGCATATTCACCTACTACATTTTCTGCTTCATCTTGTTTCAATGTATTATTTTTATTTGCAATTTTTGCAATTGCATCATAATAAGTATTATGATCAAATGATTCTACATTTTTAAAGTCTATTGTTTCCAATTCTTTTGCTTTATCTACTACTACTTGAAATTCTGTATTTTCTACCATTTTAATTATTTTGTTATTTTTTATTATATATTGAGTGAAATTGGTTCAAAATAAATTATTCTTCATTTTGTTCACTTTTACTTTCTGAAAGTAATCTTTCAGTTTCATTTGCTCTTTCAACACTTGCATATGTATGTCTTTTAATTATACCAATGGATGTTTTTAAATTAGGTTGAATTAATTTAAAAGTACCTTTATCAAGATTAACTTGAATCTTATCTATTTCTTGTTCAAGAAGAATTGTTCTTATTTCTTCATCAAATTTATCAAAATAACTATCATTGAATGTTACTAATACATCAGCATTTAATAATACTGAATAATTATCTGCTAATTTTTGTATTTTTACTAATGATTTTTGTTTTGAATTTACTTGGAAGATATACTTGATGGTCATTGCGAAAGCAAATTCTCTTTCTACTTCATTGAAGAAATCTACTATTTCCTTATCTAATTCATAATACTGATCTGTTTTTTGCATTTTATTTTAAATTATTTTTTATATTTTACACAAATATTCTTGTTATGAGATATAGTACAAAAACTAAAATAAGTCCTATACCAAGTCCTAAAAATGATCCAATTAAAAATCCTAATCCACCAAATATTAGGGTTATAAAAGACCAAATGAATTTATTAAACATTTTAGATGTATCTAAATGTTTAAATCTAAATGCTAAACCAATTTCTCTTTCACTTAAAGGTACTGCTTCCATAAGACCAACAAATTCAGTTAAACCTATTTGAATGAATGTTTTATCAATTCTAGACATTTCTTTTTGAACTAATGTATTAACATATTTAAATCCATATTCATTAACATTATCTACTTCATCAGCTGGAATTACATAAGTTTTATACATTCTCCATACCCAATCAATAGATATGTTATGTTGTTGTTTTAATAATTCTTCATTTTTTCTGAGAATACGAATATAAATTAAAAGTAATTTTAATTTTTTAAACATAATAAAAAGTGTTTTTGTTTATTTATATATGAAATATGGAAAAATGTTTAAAAATAATTTTAATTTACACTATCATTTTTTCCGGTATTTTGTGGACCCTGTTCGGAGATAACATATCCTAATAATTCATCAAATTTTTTAATTACAGTATCAAATCTTTCAATCATTATATCTTGTTTATCCTTTAATTTTTCACCTCCACCAAAAGTAGATTTAATTACTTCTGTTGCTTTTTGTTTAAATGATTCTGCACCAGACATTTCTTTACCTTCAATAACATTTGATAATTTATCTTTATTATTATCTAATACACCTATTACTTTTTGTAATTTTTGGTCATCAATAACTGACATTATTGTTACACTTGCAGTTAATTTAGCTAATTTATCAATACCTGATTCTTTTAATTTATTTGCAGCTTTACCAAAATCTTTTAATACTTCAATAAAATCTTGTAATTTTTTTAATTGACTCTTATCAGGTACTTTATTAACAAATACATCCATCATATTAATTAATTGATTCATCCAAGTATCATTTGGACCACCTGTAAAATTACCCTTTGATAATACATCAGCCACTTCAACCATAGATTCTGCAATACTTAATATACCTTTTCTATCTTTTCTTGAAGTTTTTATATCATCATTTTGTGCTATTTTAGCAAAAAATAATAATGAATCACTGGTATTACTTAACCATTCTTTTGTTGGTCCACCATTATATTTTCCCATATTAAGGAGATGTGATATTGCTACTATTGATGTTGCAACAATCAATGTAACACCTACACCAATTAATATTGGTATTATACCAACTGCAAGTCCAATCATTATAGCAGAAAATTTAATTATAGTTAATCCAACACCATTTGTCCATTCAGTAGGTGGATATGTATCATATTTACCCATATTAAATATATATGCAACTGTAACAATAGATGATGCAACTGCTATCATAACTTTGGCACCAATTACAATAAATAATCCAAGTGCACCTAATCCTAACATTAATGTAGAAAATGTTATTATTGATAAACCAACACCATTTGCCCATTCAGTAGGGGAATATGTACCATAATTACCATTACTTAATATTTCTGCTATATCTACTATTGTATTTGCTACAACTTTAATAATTTTACTTCCATGATTAACAAGTAATCCAACACCAGGAATACCTAATATTAATAATGCAGTGGTAAATCCTAATAATGATAAACCAACACCAAGTGCCCAACCTAATGATGGATATTTATCATATTTACCATTTGATAATATATGTGATACACCTACAATTGCATCGGCAACAACTAATGATAATCCAGCACCAAATACAATTGCAACAGCACCAGCACCTGTCATTGCAAGTAATCCCAATACTAATACTGCTGGTGTAAACATAATTAATGATAATCCTACACCTAATGCCCATTTCCAATCAGGATAATTACCATAATTTCCTACACTTAATATGTGACTTGATATCATTATAGCAACAGAAACAATAACAGCACCCAATGCACCCATTAACATTTCTTCTGGTTTCATAAATTTACCCAATACAAAAACAGCAGGTAAGAAAAATATAATAGCTAATCCCATTGCCAATGAACCAAATATTATTCCCATTGGGTCCTCAGGTGTTTCAAATAATTGAAATGCCCAACTAGCAACCACTATTCCAGCTGCAATTCCTGGTATAAGTGCCAAAGCCAATCCAACTCCTTTTATATCAATATTACCTTCTTTACCTTTTAATGCTTTTAAAACCATATATACAGCAATAGCACCAACTACAAGAGCAGCACCAACAAATATTGCAGTAAGTGCCTGCATAAATCCAACAGGTGCAGTTAATTTTAGTACCCAAGATGATGCAACTATACCAAGTGCAATTGCAGGTAATATAATTGGTAATAATAAATATTTCCACATATCTTTTGGGTTCATTTCTAAATCTTTAATAGCTTTAAAAATAAAAAATGCACCAATACCTAATGCAGCACTAACCATAACAAAAGAAAGTAATTGTTCTTTTTTCATTGGTTGGAATGCCTTTAGAAAAAAACTTGAAATAGTAAGAGCAACAGAAATTGCAATTAAAGCCAATCCAACTTGTATAGTTTTTTTCTCATCCAATTCTTCAATTTTTGCAATTTCTGCAAAAGCAAATGCAACAGCCATCATACCAAAACTAAGTGCTATTACAGATAAGAAATCTACCTTTCCTATGATTTTAAATGCCATACCAATTGCAAGTACACCAGCAGCAATTAATATAACTGTTTTTATTCCATCTACTATTTTATTCTTATTTTCCTTTCCTTCTATTTTATCAGCCATCCCATTTTCTTTTTGTTTTCTGGATGCTTTTATTTCTTCTAATATTTTATCTTGTTGTTTTCTAATAGTTTCATTGGAAGAAATCAATACTTTCATTCCTTCTGATATTTCTTTAATTTTAGCACTATCTAAGGCAGCAGATACTTCATTAATAGAGTCACCTCCTTTTTTATTCATATCTGTCATTAGTGTAACTAAATCACCAAGGGAATCCGTAAAATTTTTTAAATTATCAACAAATTCTTTTCTTATATCAGCCATAATTTATAAAAATAGTTTATTTCTTTAGGTTTTCAATATTTTCTTTAAAAGTTTGTAGAGTTAATTCATATTTCTCTATTTCTTTTTGTAAGTCTTCTATTGCTTTACCCATTTGACCTTTTCTTTTTTCAACAAGTTCTTTATTATCTTCTGTAAAAAATTCAACTTCTAATTTTTCTAAATTTTCCAATTTAGTTTCTAGTTCTTCTTTCTTTAATGCAATTTTTTCTTTAAGTTCTTCAATACTTTTTTCAATATTTTGAACATTATTTACTTTGATTTCATTATTATCAGCCATATCTTTCATAATATTTTCATATGGTTCTCTTGCAGCTTCTACAAATAATTTATATGTTTTTATGTTTTTCATTTATTTTGATTATTCATTTGTTTATTAGAATCTACATTTCCTTGTTTTTTTTGATTATTTGGTTGTTGATTATTATCTTTTCCTTGTTTTTCTTTTTTGGCTTCTTCTTTTTCTTCAGTAGTATTATATATCCCATGTTCAAATCTCCAACCTTTAAGTTTTTCTTTTAATTTATTAAATGTATCAATATACTTATTAAATATTACACTATAATTTTTTTGAAATTTTTCATATAAATTAAATAATCTATTTAATTTCTTCACTGTATCAATATTTGGTAGATCGGATAGAGTTGTCATTATATTAGAAATAGCTGTAAAATTATTTTCACCCTTACCATATAATTTCCCAATAGTTAATGCACTAAGATATCTATTATCAGCCCATTCATATCCAATTATTGTTTGATTACTACCATCAGTACCACCTGTATTAAAAGCAAATGTAAATACTTTCATTTCTACTTGATTTGAATTTTTATATTTATAAACATAACCTAATTCAATTTCTTCTTTTTTAGGTTCTTCTTCAATTTTTTTGAAAAAAGATTTACGATCTTTACTAACTGGGATGTTTTTTCCACCATCTACTGGTGTACAAAGATATTTATCTGTTATAGCAGAAAGTACAATTTGGATATTTTCTCCACCTTCAGTTCTTGTATATGTATATTTTTGACCAACTACTAATTCAGGTGTACTATCAGATTTTTCTTGTCTTCTCTTATTCTGTAAATCTTTCATCAGTTGTACAAGAGATTTAACATCTTTAACAATATCTTCTTGTTTAATTTTAGTTCCAGTAGTAGGTGCGTCTACTTCTTCATTTAAAAATGTTTTATATTTAGTAATTATCATTTTATTTTATTTTATTTTTTTCTTATAATTTCCATAATTTCTTTTAATTTAGGATCTTTAATCAAATCACTAAATTTTGGTGTTTTCATAGTATCATCAATTCCATATTTTGACATATTAGAAAAATCTTTTAAATACAATATATCAGTTATTTCAATTTTGTTAGTATATAATACCCCATCATCAGTTATATTTTGTGGTGTAACACTTATCTGTATTATTTTTGATATACCTTGTTGATTTTTTTTAATATAAGATAATGTATAATCTTTATTTAACGCACTACATTTATTATCACTATATATATTAAACACATTTAATTGATTACTTTGACTAGTTGATTTACCCGGAACTCTTATAACATCATAATATTGAATAAAATAAGTTGCCATATATGGAAAATTTCCAGATTTTGGGTTATTATCATTAAATACTTTATATAAGTCTTCTTTTTTATAAGTAATATGTTCTTTAATTTTAGTTTCATCTGTTTCTGCTTCTAATTTTTTCATATTATTTATAATTCCTATAATTTTTAAAACAGAATATTTTTTAGTGTTTATTGTTACTTCATCATTTATGTAGATATAATCTCTATTATCTGTTTTTAAAATACCAGCAACCCCTGTGGAAGTCTTTGGAAACCCCTTAACTAAACCTAAAATAGAATTTTTCTCTGCTTTATCATTAACTGCATCACCTGCACTTTTTACTAATTTACCAGCATCTTGTTTTAATTTATCTAAATCCGGTGCATCTTTAGATAATGCTGCTGGATTAACTTGATCAGTGTACATATATCTACTAAAAAGTGCTAAAATATCATTAGACATTTTTGCCCAAGTATTTTTTATTCTTAAAGTAGCATTAGTATCTGCTGCGGAATCTGCCCACATTCTTTCTGCTGCTAATTGTATTTTTACAATTGGTGCATAATTTTCTTTTACAAGTGCAGTAACACCTTCTTTTACTTCTTTAGGTTCAAACTTTTTAGCAAAGTCTTTGTTTTCTAATATAGACATATCTAAATTACCAACCTCGTCTGCTAATTTTTTATCTACACCAAATAATTTAACACCCCTAAAAGAAAACCCTTTAGATATTTTAAATTCTTCATTTAAAAATTCACCATCTGTAAAATTAAATGATGCATTTTGATTAACATTTTGCTGTTGTTGTTGTTTTTGTTGTTGCCCACTACCAGTTGGTGGTGTATTACCATCACTATCTGATGTACTATCATCAGTTTGATTTTGGGGTACAATTGATTTTTCTATTTGTTTAATTAATGCTTCAAATATAGTTTTTTCTTTTTTAGTTTGTTTTAATTCTGCTTCTTTTATTATTATTTGATCAGAAGATATATCGTTTTTTTCATCATCTTTTTTTGTTTTTAAAGTTTCTTCTATTTCAGTAATAGTTTTATCTAATTCTTTAATAAATTCCTTAAGTTGGGATATTGTATCATTTTTCAATTGTTCAACATTATCAGTATCAACATTTTTTAATTCTTGATCAATATTTTTAAACAAATCAAGAATGTCCTTATCAAACCCTTCAAATTCTTCAACAGGAATACCAAATATTGTTTCACCCATATTTTCAATACCACCATTAATTTTATCTTCTATTTCTTTTGATATTGGTGCATCATACATTTTTATAATAATACCATCTTTTACATCAAAAGAAGTATTATCATCTATTTTTAAGTACTTACCATCAACTTCTAATGGTTTATCATCTTTAAGAACTTTTGAACCTACAAGATAAAGACTCATTAATTTCTTTTCATTTGTAAATTTAACTTCTATTTCTTCTACATTAATACCTTCTTTACTACCATCTAAATTTTCTAATTGTTTAATTTTATATAATGTATTAGGATCTTCACCTGTAAAATCATTTTTAGCAGCATATCTAAGTACACAAGCTAAATATTCACGAAACAATGCTTTTTTATAAAGAAAAAGAATCCCTTCATTTACTTTTCTTCTGAAAAATCCAAATATTTTAGCAACACCTGCTCCAATTAAAGTATTTTCCCATCCTGCCATATTACCTTTAACATTAGCAAAATAAGTATCACCACCACCACCATAAGATCCTGCTCTTGGGTCAGCATAGGTTTCTTCATTTAATTTTCTATATTCTTTAAAATTTTCAAATTTTGTTATGTTTTTCATATTATTATTGTTGTTTTTCAAATCTTATTCCTTTGTATATATATTTATTTTTAAATAGAATAAAGTGATTTTCATAAAAAATTGGTTTATCTTTATGTTTTACACTATCAAAAATTATTTGACCTCTTAAATATATCTTATATGGTATATTATCATTCACATACTCTTCATATATTTCTTTAAATGTTTTTGGTTGTTCTACAATTATTTTTTTAATAACTATTGGTTCTTCAACCTTTGTAATAATTGGTTCTTCAACCTTTGTAATAACAGATTCTTCAATTTGTTCTTCAACCTTTGTAATAATAGGTTCTTCAATTGACTGTTTTATAATTTTCTTAGGTGTTGTTTTTTTACTTACTTTCTTTTCAATAACATCATCCCAAAAATTTTCATTATTTTTTGTCATATATTTATTATTATATTTATTTTTATATATATTAAAAATTAAAGCACAATTATTTTTTAATATATAAAGAAAAACATAAAAGTGAAAAATGAAGTTTCAATCACTTACTAAAGAACAAGTTTTAAAAGATTTTAATAAAATACATAATTATAAATATGATTATTCGTTAATGGACTATATAAATTCAAGAACTATTATAAAAATAATATGTCCTATTCATGGTATTTTTGAACAATATCCTTGTCATCATAAAAGAGGTTGTGGGTGTAAAAAATGTTATGATGAAAAAATAACACCTTCTAAAAATGATTTTATTAATAAAGCTGATTTAATACATAATATGGATTTTGATTATATTTTAGTTGATTATATTAATGCACATACAAAAGTAAAAATAATATGTAAAAAATGTAATAATACATTTGAACAAACACCCAATAAACATTTAATGGGTCAAGGTTGTCCAAATTGTAAAAAATCTAAAGGAGAAAATAAAATTAGATTATTTTTTGAAAAAAATAATATTCAATTTAAAGAACAAAAAATATTCAATGGATGTAAATATAAAAGAAATTTAAAATTTGATTTTTATTTAGAAGAAAAAAATATCTGTGTTGAATTTGATGGTGATCAACATTTTGAAATGTATAGATTTGAAAAAAATGATGATAGATTAAGAATAAGAATATTAAGAGATTCCATTAAAACTGATTATTGTTTAAAAAATAATATAACACTAATTAGATTAAAAACTAAAGATATTAAAGACATTGATAATATTTTAAAATCAGTTATTTAATATATAAAGAAAATATAATAATTAAAAATGAAAATAATATCATATAATAAATATCAATTTCTATTAGATAATTTTCTAATTGAACCTATAAATGAAAGTTCTGAGTTTGCTCAACAACAAATGAATCAAGTTAGTAGTCCATTTGGTCCCGGATATGGATTTTCAACAGATAAATCACTAAGTATTTATTCAGATGGTAATAATCCTTATATGGATAATTATGCAAGATTATCACAAGTTGTTGCTGATTTAGGTAGAGTAATGAAAAATTTACAAGGTGCTACATCTGCATCATTATCTGCAAAAATAGATTATTTTTTAGAAGATTTAGAAGAATATCAAAATCTTAAAATTTTAAGAATATTTATTAATACTAATCTTAAATTAGATGTGTTTATATCATTTGACTTTATGGAAGAAGAATTCTTTGGTGTTTTTAGAAATTTTAATGGTCTTAATGAACCAAAATTAGATACTGATTTATTTTCTGACCATAGATTTAATTATATGGATAAAGAATATTATATAAAATTAAAAAACTATTTATATAAAATATTATTCAATTGGTTTATCCCAACACCTGGTGATTATAAAGTATTAACAGATGAATTAAAAATGAAAAATTCAATGGGTCAAACTGTAATTGTAAAGAAAAATGCGAGTATTTTTGTTAAAGGATTTAATACTGATGCAGACAATAATCCATTTATAATGATAAAATATAAAAGTGATATTTATGAAATAACTAAAAATGATTATTTCTATTTTAAATATAGAGCACAAAAAATTGATTAAATAAAAAAAGACCTTTAAGGTCTTTTTTTATTTCTTTTTAACAAAAGTGTAAAGTTTCCATTCAGCAGTATTATCAATCTTCTTATACTTTTTCATTTGATTTTCAAAGTTTTGTGTCTTAGCTGTATCTGGTAATGAAAGTATCACCTTATAAGAACCTAATAATTTTCTATTATCATAAAATTTTACTAAACTACCAGTTGGACCCTGTGCACCTAATACTGCAATTCTATCATTTCCAACTACTGATTTTAAGAAGGATACTTTAATATATCCCATATTCTTTTTATCAAAGAAACTATTTCCCCATATATCATTTAAATCTAATGTAGTATCAGTATTTTTAATTTCAATTGAACTTATTCCACCTTTTGTTACTTGGGTTTCACCTTCATCTTCTATTAATCCTTGTTGAACTAATTTAAATTGATTCCTTCTAATCACATTAAAATCAGCTGCAGCAAATGTTACTTCTGTCATAACCCTATCATTTCTCTTATATCCTTTAGGGGGAAGTCTGAAAAAATCTCCAGTAAATGTCATTGATAACATATTTACTGCTTTAAATAATCTCCAAACTTTCTTAGCATTTCTTTTTAAATTAACTGACCAACCATCTAAGTGCCAACCTCTAATAAGAACATTACCTGTGTTTTTATTTTGTCCAATAACCATAGGACAAATAACTCTTTCTCTACCACCTTTCCATTCATCTTTATCACCTCTATAATTAATAAGAATAACCATACCAAATTGTATTGCTTTAATCATAAGAGCTTTATCAAATTTAATTGGTTTATTAACAGGAAATTCTTTAATTAATTCCGGATTAATTTTATTTTCATTTAATTTACTCCAATTAATTTTAGGTGACATGTATATGTCCTTATTGTTGTAAAATAGTTTATGTTCATTTAGATTCATTTTAAATATTTAATTTTATATTCTTATATATAAAAGAATGTAAATTGAATTACAATTAAAAATTAATTGTTTCTTGGGCTGAATTTGTAACCAATTTCATATCTCCACAAGCGTATATTTCTGTTATTCCAACAGTATTTAAAACTAATTCTCTGTCAAGAGATAATTCTCTATTATTTTTTACAAAACTAAACCTCTTTATATTATTTGCAGCAAGTAAATCTCTATTGTGTGTTGTATTACAAGATTTACAGGTCCAAACTCTATCAGATAATTTAAGTTCATTATTTATTTTTCCACAAGAACACATTTTTGAAGAAGGTTCAAACTGACCAATTCTAATAATATTAGAACCATACCAATCACTTTTATAATCCAAATATGAATTAAAATTACCAATAGAAATATCTGATAAGGATTGTGTAAGTTTATGATTTTTCACCATGTTAGAAGGTTTTAATGTTTCTAAACATAATGTATCATAATTATCAACCAAAAATTTACTTGTCTTATGTAAAAAATCATTTCTTTTATTTGAAACTTTTTCATGAATAATTGCAAGTTTTTTAGATTGTTTTTTCCTATTATTTGAACCTTTTACTTTTTTTGAAACTTTCCTTTGAATCCTTTTTAATTTTTTCAATGATTTTTTAAGATTTTTAGGATTTTCAATTTCAATACCATTTGATAATACAACAAATGTTTTAATACCCAAATCAATTCCAATTGCTTTGTCCTCACTAATTGGTTTCTTTTTTGGTAATTCATTTGGTACTTCTACTAAAATAGAAATGAAATACTTACCAGTTGATGTTCTTGTTATTGTTGATGATTTAATTTTCCCTTCAAATATTCTACTTATTTTAATTTTTATTGGTGTTTTAAACTTTGGTATATCTAATTTTTGATTTTCAAAATCTACATAAGTAGATTGTTGAATAGAAAATGATTGTTTATTATTTTTCTTTGATTTAAATTTTGGATAATCCCCAGTTTTCTTAAAAAATTTTGTAAATGCATTATCAAGATGTTCAAGTGATGATTGTAAAGATTGACTATTAACTTCTTTTAACCAAGATGTTTCTTCTTGTTTTTTTAAAAGAGGTATGTCTTTTTGTAAATCAAATCTTGATAATCCTACACCGGTTTCTTGATAAACTCTATTTTTCTTTTCTAAAGCATAATTGTATATCCATCTGGAACAGCCAATATGTTTTGAAATTAGTTCAATTTGTTCTTTATTAGGATAAATTCTATATTTATATGCTTTGTAAATCATATTAGTATATATTTTAAAAATAAAGTCTGTTTTTTCCAAAATTAAAAATCCACTTTATGAGTGGATTTTTTTATTTAATAAATTTAATTTTTTACTTCTTACAAATTCTTGATATTCATCTATTGTTATATCAACACTTTTATTACCAGAATAATTATCTAACTCTTTAGTAACAGTAGATATTATTACATCATCATATACTTTATAATGTGTTACAAAATCAAAATTATAATCACATAAATAATTTATACATTCCAATAGTATGATTTTATCAATTTCCATTGTTTTTAAATAAATTTGTAAATATACCTTCAAGTACATTAACTACAATTGAATTCCCAGCCTGTTTCACTAATGTACCTTCATCAAATACTTTTAATACATTATCAACATCTTGGTCTGTGAATCCCATTAATTTATAACATTCTCTACCATTTAAAAATCTTATCTTACCATCAATATAAACCTTACCAGCAATACCAGTTGTTAATGTTGGACTTACACCATCTTGACTATAAATCCTACCTAATGTTTCAAATTTATATTTTCCAATTAAATCAAATTTCTTTATATTATTTCTTGATGTACGAAATACAATTGGTTCTGGTAAGAATCCTGTAAAATCTAACCATCTTTCATCATTTAAATCAAGTATATCTTTAATTGTTTTAGTTGTGAAATTTACTTCTTTAGGCACATCATAATGACCTAATAAGGTTGAAACCATATAAACCCTATCTCTTGATTGGGGTACATCAAAATAGGTTGATCTTAGTTTAAAATCATAATTGGTATAACCTAAATCAGTTAACATTTTTTTCCAATCATCAAACCCAGCTTTATTTTGTTCAGAATAAATACCCGGTACATTTTCCATAAGTAAATAGTTTGGTAATTTATCTAATCCTTTAAGTTCAGTTAAAATTCTACCTACTTGCCAAAGTAATGAACTTCTTTCTCCTGCATATAACCCTTTCTTTTTCCCTTGTATTGAAAGGTCTTGACAAGGGAATGAATATGTTAATAAGTCATGTTGTGGCATATTAATACCATTTAAATCAACAACACTACCAAGATTTTTATTATTAATATGTGCATCATATAATAATCTTAATTTCTTTAATGGTAATTTACTTAATTCACATTTAGTTTTAGTATTATTACTAAAGGTGAAATCTTTTAATTTTTCAATAATTTCTTCTTTTGTTAGTGTAATTTCAGTTGGTGTGTGATGTATATGATTATAAGATATAAGACAATTAATATCCCATTCAGATATCCCAACTACTTCAACTAGTACATTTATGTTTTTTAGAGCTTTGTATTGTGAACCAATACCTGCAAATAATTCTACAATTTTTACTTTTTCATTTTGTTTCAATTTTAGTTAATATTCTTTTTTATCTGTTTTAAGATAAATTATATATGATAAAATTTTAGATTTGTTTAGATTGAAAAAATAACTTTTTATTACATAATTTTTATTTTATATATATTATATAAAATAAAAATTATTATGCCTTTTAAAAACATTACAATAAAAAAACAACTTTTAGTTGGATCAATTTTTATATTACTTTTTGTTATATCATTAGGTGTTATATCACATCTACAAAGTAATACTATTCAAAATCAACTAAAAAATATGTATGAACATCCAGTAACAATTAAAAGAACAATTAGTAATATTAAAAACTATGTTTATTTTATTGATGATGATATCAAAGATTTGTATTTAATAGATGATAAAAACAAAGTAGAAGAAATTAATTTATATTACAAAAATATTGAAACTGAAATTAATGTTATAAGAAATGTATATTTAGGTAAACCAGAAGATGTAGAATTATTAAATGAATCTATAATTAAATGGGAATCTATTTTTAAGGAATCATTAGATAAAAAGAATGATATAAAATCAAGAGATATAATAGATACACAATTAAAAATAGTATTGAAAAATTTATCAGTTATTGAAACTTTTGCACAAGGTAAAATTGATGAATTTTATAATAAATCTTTAGAAATAAGTTATTCTTTAACTAAACAATTAATTATAATAGTATTAATTATATTAGTATTAATATTATGTATAAATTATATTATATTAGATAATGTTAATAGTCCTTTAAAAAAATTATTACATACAACAAATAGATATCAAGAAGGGGAATTAGATACAAGAATTATTCATTCATATAAAAATGAATTTGGTGAATTAGCAGAATCTTTCAATACAATGGCAGATACTATTCAAAAAAATATAATTATAAAAGAAAATAGATTTCATTCATTATTTCAAAATATGATTGAAGGTGTTGCAATACATGAAATTATTTATGATGAAAACAATAAAGCAGTTGATTATAAAATTCTAACTGTTAATAAATCATTTGAAGAATACACCGGAATATCTATTGAAAATGCAACAAATGCATTGGCAAGTGAATTATATGGTACAGGTGATGCACCATATTTAGACCAATATTATAGAGTTGCAAGTACTGGTAAACCTATGATGTTTGATACACATTTTGAAATTATGGGTAAATATTTTAGTATTTCAGTTTTTTCATATGAAAAAGATAATTTTGTTACGGTATTTCAAGATGTAACTAATGATTATAAATTAAAGAAAAAATTAGTAGATAGAAATACTGAAATTCAAAACTATCTTTATATGGCATCACATGATTTAAAATCACCACTTGTTAATATACAAGGTTTTGGACAAAGATTAGAATCAGAAATTAAAGATGTTAAAATAATTTTAACTGATATTCAATTTAATTTAGATAAAAAACAAAATATAGACAAAATTATAAATGAAGACATACCAAAAACATTAAATTTTATTTTTTCTAATGTAACAAAAATGGATAATCTTTTAAATGGATTATTACAATTATCAAGAACAGGCCAAGTTAAAATGAATATTAAAAAAGTAAATACAAATCAATTATTAAATAAAATAATAACTTCACTTGATTTTATAATAAATAAGTATAGTGTTAATATTAAAATTGATGAAGTAGAAGATTGTTTTGGTGATGAAAATCAATTAAATCAAGTATTTTCTAATATTATAAATAATTCCATTAAATATAGAAAAAAAGATGTTCCATTAAATATAACAATTTCAATGAAATCCAATATTAATTCAGTTATATATAGTATTACTGATAATGGAATAGGAATTGCACCAAAATATTTAGAAAAAATATGGGATGTATTTTATAGAGTAAATCCTAAATATTCTGAATCAGGGGATGGGATTGGATTAAGTCTTGTTAAAACAATAATAAATAAACATAATGGAAAAATATGGGTTGAATCTGAATTAGGAATAGGTACAACATTTTATATAGAACTATCAAAAAATGATTTCGTAGAAGAAAATGATTTTTTTGAATAAAAATAAACTAATAGTAATGAACACTGGTAAAGAAGTAGAAATATTAATTGCTGAAGATGATGATGGTCACGCAGAACTTATTATAACAGGATTAAAAAAATCTGGAATCTATAATAATATAGTCAGATTTTCAGATGGTGAAGAATGTTGGAATTTTTTATTAAATTCACTTAATAATTCTGATCTTGACCAAAAAACTTATCTTTTATTACTTGATATTAATATGCCATTAATGGATGGTATTGAAGTATTATCTAATATTAAAAATAATAAAGATTTAAAATATATCCCTGTTATAATGTTAACAACAACAGATAATCCAAGAGAAATAGAAGCATGTTATGGATTAGGATGTAATGTTTATGTAACCAAACCTGTTGATTTTGGAAATTTCGCAGAAACATTAAACAGAATGGGAATGTTTATACAAATTATAAGAATATAAAAATGGAAAAAAAGTTTGTACTTATTATTGAAGATGATGATGATTTAATTATTTTACTTAAAGACAAAGTAGAAAAATTAGGATTTGAAACTATTTGTGTTCAATCCGGTGAAGAATCAATTGAGGTATTAAAAACCAATAAACCAACTTTAATAATATTAGATTACAATTTACCTGATATGAATGGAAATGAATTAGTAACTTATTTAAAAAGTAATAATTTATATCTACCACCTTTTGTTGTATGTACAGGTATGGGTGATGAACAAATTGCAGTTGAAATGATGAAATTAGGTGCACAAGATTATATAATAAAAAATAAAAATTTTCTTGACTTAATTCCCATAGTTATTGATGGAATTATTAATGATATTGAAAAAGAAATTAAATTTAAAAAAGCATTAAATGATTTATCTATTTCTGAAAATAAACATAAAATACTTTTTGAAGAATTAAAAGATAGTGAAGAAAAATTTTCTAAAGCATTTCAAACATCACCACATGCTGTTATTATTACTAACCCTGTTAATGGTGAAATTGTGGAAACAAATGATGCATTTTTTAGTATGACTGGATATATTCCGGAAGATATTAAAACTGATTTTACTTCATTGAATCTTTGGTTAAATAAAAGTGATAGAGATAATGTAATAAAACAACTTAAAAATAAGCAAAAAGTTATAAATCAAGAATATAAATTTAAAATTAAAGATGGTGGAATTATTATCGGTTCTTATTCAGCAAGTATAATAACAATTAAAGAAACTATTTATGTATTATCCATTATTAATGATATTACTGAACTAAAAGAAATAGAAAATGATTTAATAGAAAGTGAAAAAATGTTAAAAGAAATACAAACAATCGCTAAATTAGGAACTTATGTATGGGATTTAACTACTGATAAATGGACAAGTTCTCTTATCCTTGATAAAATTTTTGGAATAGATGAGAAATATGATAGGTCATTTAAAGGTTGGTTAAATATTATTCATGATGAATTTAAAGATATTATGTTAAATTATGTTGATAATGATGCAATGAAAAATAAATATTTCAACAAAGAATATAAAATAATTAAACAAGATACACAAAATGTACTTTGGGTTCATGGTATGGGTGAAATTATATCTGATGAAAATGATAAACCAATTAAATTAATTGGAACTATTATAGATATTACTGAAAGAAAAACATTTGAAAGTGAATTAATAATTGCTAAAAATAAAGCAGTTGAATCAGATAGATTAAAATCAGAATTTTTATCTAATATGAGTCATGAAATAAGAACACCAATGAATTCAATTGTTGGATTTACTGATTTACTTAATCTAGATTTACCACAATCAAGATTTAATAACTATTTAAATATAATCAAAACATCTAGTCAATTATTATTAACAATAATAGAAGATGTTATTGATTTATCTAAAATTCAATCTGGTTTATTTAATATTGACAAAGATTTTTTTGATATTAAATATATGATGACAATATCTGAAGAAGAATATAACAAAAGTATTGAACTCCAACAAAAAAATATTACTTTGGTTTTAGATATCAATAAAGAAGATATTGAAATATATAGTGATAAAACAAGAATTAAACAAATATTGAATAATTTAATTAATAATGCAATAAAATTTACTGATGAAGGTATAATTACATATGGTTATACATTATCTAATGATAATATTGTATTTTTTGTTACTGATACTGGTATAGGTATATCAAAAGAACATATTAATAAAATTTATGATAGATTTTATCAAATAAAAGATATAACAAAAAAGAAACAAGTTGGTACTGGTTTAGGTTTAACCATATGTAAATCTATTGTTGAATTATTAGGTGGTGAAATATGGGTAGAATCTGAATTAGGTGTTGGTTCTAATTTCTACTTCTCAATTCCAATTAACTAACCAAAAAATTTTCCATCTATAAAATTCTGTAATGGTAAGAATAAATTCTTTGGTAATTCTTTAGGATTGAACCACTTCCATTCTAAACATTTTTCTGGTTCTACTCTTTTTACTTCACCATCATACTTATTTGTAGAAAAAAATAATGTAATATAATGTTGGTTAATATCTTCCATTATATCATTACTTACACCAATAAATGTTAATTCTTTAACATCTAAATCAGTTTCTTCTTTTGCTTCTCTGATAATACAATCTTCAAAAGATTCATTCTTATCAAGTTTACCACCGGGTAATCCCCAAGTATTATTACCAACTGTACCTTGTCTTAATCCTAATAAAATTTCATTCTGTTCATTAAGAATAAATAATGCTAATCCTACTATTGGTCTTTCCATATTATAATTTATTTTTTAAAAGTGTGTTCCATTTGATAATGATATTCCATGTTTAATTCCATGTAAAAAATCATCTTCATCAAAACCCATTTCTTTATCTGTTAGATGATTACCAATAACAATCCCAATGGTATTACCTATATCAGATAAGTCTACCATTGGATCATTATTGATTGCATCAATTAATTCTTGTCTTATTTTGTTTATATCTTTCATATCAATCCCACCACCAAGTTACTTTTGCATAAAGTTTACCAATTTCTTCTATTTCATCTTTTTCAAGTTGATTAGCTTCTTCTATTGCTCTTCTATTATTAGCTTCTTGTTCAGGTGTTTCATCACTTTTCATTTCATAAAGTTTAGAATCTTCACTTATTTTTTCAAATGTGATATTATAATTATGATCAAATCCACATCTTTCAGAATAATTATCTTTAATAGAATTATTTAAAAGATAAATAAGTCTTTTAATATCTTTAACTTTTTCCAATCTTGATTCATCTTCTTCATGTCCATTTTCAATTACTGGAAGAAGTTGTTCAAGTTGAAATTTAGTCATCATATAAACATAATGACCATCCCAAGGTCTCATTTCTTTTACAACCTTATGATATTTAATAAGATTAGAAAAATACCAACCCATATCATAATATATACCTTTTATATTTCTAATTAAATTTTTCATTTTTTCTTATTTTTTTTATTTTCAAATGTCTAAAATAGGTAGTGATACTATCTACTCTGATAAGTCTAACATCTAAATCATCACTTAGATATTTAATACTATTATTATCCATTGTGTATATAAGTTGATCTATAATTACAATAGGATTATGTAATGATAGGTATTTTTCAATTTTTTTACCATCATTTGCCCATCTATATCCTTGTTTAAAAAGTTCTAATTGTATAGTTTCTAATTCTTTATCAGATGAACCTTCAATATTAATTATTATTATCTGTTTCATATTTTTATCTTTAATATACAAAGATAATATAAAAAAGTTTAATAACAAATAATTTTAATATAAATATTCTGCAAAGAAAGAAACTTTTTTAGCAGTTGCATTATTATTTTTGTACACTATTCTTATTACAGTATTTGCTGGTAGTCTTTGACCAGCTGGTATATTTTTACCTATTTCAACTGTTGACATATCAGCAAAATATAAATAAGGTATTATTTTTACAGTTAGTGTAACATAATTACCAGCACTTACATTTACAGTAGATGGTGTATCCACTATTACATATGTATCACCTATTTCACTTACCCTACCTAATTTTGTACCATTTAGTAATCCAATATAATATCCTCTTTTCATATTTTGAATAACTGTTGGTGATACAAATAAAGTGGTATCACCTGTACGAATATCATACATTAATGCACCTACTATTGTATTAGGACTTACTTGAATTTCTAATTCATCACCTATCATACTTTCTGATACACCTAATGTACCAGATTTTATTGATACAATAAATTTCCATGAAATATCTCTAATTACTGTTGTTTCACCTGATGGTACATCTATCACAATAGATTCAGCTGCAAATAATCCTTGTGTAACATCACCACTTTCAACATATTTTAAATGTTCTGTTAATACTTCTGTTCTAACAATTTTTGGTTCTTCTGGTAATGGATCTCCACTATGATTTGCAACAATAGTGTCTAATATGGTTACATCAGATGTTGTTAATCCAGAAAAAAAGTACATATCTACTTTTATATAATCAGTATTTATATAGTTTAATTCTATTGTTATTGAAGATTCATTTATTTCCTTAGTAAGTCTATCTACTGATACTCTATTCTTTTTAAATTGACTTAAATTATATTGATACATTTCATTCATTTTTTTAAAAATTATTTTTTATTGTACTCTTATTAATTCTATTGATGCATCTGATGTTACATTAGCATTACCACTATTTTCTGTCCAGTAATTGAACACTATTGTATTTACACCAGTAAGTGTTTTATAAAATACCATATATTCTGTTCTAATATCTGTTGTATCACCTGCTTCCATTTCCAATGTTGGTCTAGTACCTTGTGAAACACCACCAACAGTAAGATTAAATCTTGCAGAGTTTGCTGTGGTATTTTTTGACCATCTCCAAGAAACCATTATTTTATAAGTACCTGATGGTAAAGAAGTAGTAGTCATAGTTACTTTTGCAATAGGTGTTGTACTTGTTGTACTTGTACTAGTTAAATTTTGTGCAAGTTGATATTCACTACCATATACATGATATGCTAATTCACTATTTGCTACCTTTTTAGTTACACTATCAATAACCATAAAATATTGATTAGTATTACCACTTGTTACATTACCAAGATAAGTAGAACCAGTAATAAATGTATCACCAGTAACACTTAAATTTGCATTGATTCTTAATGAACCAGTCATAGTATCACCAGACTTAGTTACTCTACTTGTATCACTTGCATGAATGTGATCTTCTCTTGAATATCTTAATGATGTTCCAATAACAACAGTACCATTCATTAAAGGATTTGTTGCACTAGCCTGACCTACAACATATGCAGTTGTTGCTATTTGTGTTGTATTTGTATTTACAGTAGCAGTTGTTGAAGTAGGTGTACCTGAAAAAGCAGGTGAAGTTAAATTTGCCTTTAAATTTAATGCAGTATCAACATAACCTTTATCTACAAGTGTTCTAGTATCATAACTTCCACTTAAATCAGATGTATATTTAGATACACCACTATGATAAGTAATACCAGTAGTTCTTAATGAACCTGTTATAGAAACATCTGAATTAAATATTGAATTTCCTGTTACACGTGATGTTCCAGATACATCAATAGTATAAGCTGGACTTAAAGTATTTATACCAACATTACCATTCATTAAAGCAGAACCATTATCAGCAATATATAAAGTTGCATCATCTGGTGATAATCCACCTATTTTAAATAATGGTAATGTTAATGTACCATATGGTGATTCAGTTCTATTTTCAAATCTAATATTTCTTTGATTAGTTAATCCACTAAATACAAAATCTACTAAATCTACTGTACCCGCTTGTTGAAATAATGCACCATTTACACCAGTTCTATTTTGTAAAAAAAGTCTTGTTGTTCCATATTCATCACCAGTTTGTTCAAATACCAATCCTGAATTTGCAGTAATTTTACTATTAGCTGTTGGTAATGAGATATCACCATTAACAAAAAGATCAGCATTTATAGTCAAATCACCAGTCATTGTATCACCAGACTTAGTTACTTTACCATTATCACTAGTTATTCTAGTTGATGTTTCTGTTGAAATTCCAATAGATAAAGATGAATCAACTGAACTTCTTACTGATTGTTCTGTAGATATTGCAGTTGATAATGATGTAATACCTGTTACTGAACCAATAGTTGTTATTACAGTTGATAATGATGCATCAGCACTTGTTCTAATTGATTCTTCTGTTGATATTCTTGTTGTTAATGAAGTGTCTGCACTTGCTCTAACTGATGTTTCAGTTGATACCACAGTTGATAATGATGTAATACCAGATGCCCTTACAGATTCTTCTGTTGAAATTCTTGTTGTTAAAGATGTTACATTTGAAGTTCTAACTGATTCCTCAGTTGAAACCCTTGTTGTTAAAGAAGTAACATTAGAACTTCTTACAGATTCCTCAGTTGATACTCTTGTTGTTAATGAAGTTACATTTGAACCTCTTACAGATTCTTCTGTTGATACTCTTGAAGTTAATGATGTATCACCTGAAATTCTTAAAGATATTTCAGTGGAAATATTAGTTGATAATGAAGTTACATTTGATGTTCTTACAGATTCCTCTGTAGAAATTCTTGTTGTTAATGATGTATCAACACTTCCTCTTACAGATTGTTCTGTTGAAATAGAAGTACTTAATGAATTATCATATGAAGTTCTTAGAGATTCTTCTGTTGATACTCTTGAAGTTAATGATGTATCAACACTTCCTCTTACAGATTGTTCTGTTGAAATAGAAGTACTTAATGAATTATCATATGAAGTTCTAGTAGAAATTTCAGATGATATAGTAAAAACCGTTCCATTTAAATTAATTCCAATCCCATCTGCACTATATGAACCAGCTGAGCTCATTTTATACCATTCTTGAGTATTACCTGTTGTAATAAATGGTTGATAAGATGGTGCATCAGTTTTACCCAAAACCCATCCACTACTTGCATTTGTTAAACCACTTTCCACAAATACAAAATCACCTAATTTTATTTCATTTGTTTGATCACCATCTGCATCTGACCTTCTATTCCAAGTACTACCAGTTGCAACATAAATTCCATTTGTAGTTTTATCTGTTTGACCTACTACAAGTACTGAATCACCATTTACAGTAGTTATACCATCAACTACTAATAAACCACTTAATGTAGTATTACCTGTTAATATAACTCTAACTGGTGCATGTGGTACAAGACCTTGTGCAACTGAATCTGCATAAACTTTAGCAGAACTTAATGTTGTACTATCACCAACTGAAATTACTGTTGATAATGATAAATCATTTGAATCTCTAACTGATTCTTCGGTTGATATTCTTGTAGTTAATGATGTATTATTACTTGTTCTTACTGATTCTTCTGTTGAAATTGTAGTTGATAATGATGTAACACCAGATGTTCTTACTGATTCTTCGGTTGATATTCTTGTTGTTAATAATATATCATCAGAAATCCTTGTTGAAATTTCTGTTGAAATTGTAGTTGACAATGATGTATCAGCACTTCCTCTTACAGATTGTTCTGTTGAAATTCTTGTTGTTAATGAAATATCTGATGAACTTCTTGTAGATTCTTCTGTTGAAACCCTTGTAGTCATTGAAGTATCTGATGAAGTTCTTATAGATTCTTCAATTGATATTCTTGTTGTTAATGATGTATCTGCACTTGTTCTAAGTGAAGTTTCTGTTGATACAATAGTTGAAACATTACCACCAACTGCAGTTGATAATGATGCATCTGCACTTGTTCTAATTGATTCTTCTGTTGAAATTCTTGAAGTTAATGAAGTATCTGAACTACTTCTTGTAGATTCATCTGTTGAAACTCTTGTTGTCAATGAAGTTACATTTGAAGTTCTAACTGATTCTTCGGTTGAAACTCTTGTATTCATTGAAGTATCTGATGAACTTCTTGTAGATTCTTCGGTTGAAACTCTTGTTGTCAATGAAGTTACATTTGAAGTTCTAACTGATTCTTCGGTTGAAACTCTTGTTATTAATGAATTATCAGATGAACTTCTTGTTGATATTTCACTTGATAATGCAGTTGATAATGATAAATCAGTACTAATAGTACTACCAGTAAATGCAACAAAATCAGATTTCAATGTTAATAATGGATTATCAATACCACCTGATATTTCAATGTAATTAACTAAATTTTTATTATTTAATGTTGTACCACTTGGTAAACTTGGTGTACCATTAAATACTGGACTTTCAAGGAAAGCAAATGTTTTTCTTGTACTACCAGTTGTTGTACCATACCAATTATCACCTACAAATTCTACTGCACCTACTTGTGGTGAAGATAATAATGAGCCTGATGTAAATTTCAATGGTGCAACACTTGTATCACCAGATACTATATGTATTCTTGCAGTTGGTACAGTTACACCAAACCCAGTTCCTTTATCTGATATTCTAACTTTTTCAGTTGGATTTAAACCAACTGTATTTGAATTAGTTTTAAATACAATATCACCATATACAGTTTGACCATCACCAACATACTGCACACCAATATCAGCTAATAATGAAGCATTTGCAGGTGAACCAATAAGTGCACCCCAGATAATATTACCAAGATAATCACCAGTTAAAAGAGAAGTACCTTCATCAAGTGTTCCCCTATATTTACCAAATCCAATCCTAAAACCTTTATCATCATCACTTGCTAATTTTAATCTAAATAATGAAGAATCACTGTCATCTGTGTCAACTTCCATAATACTATTTAATCCAGTTGAATATTGAGTAACATTAGTTTCACTAATTTGTAATTTATTTGTACCTGTAATAGTACCACCACCAATAGATATTCTACCAAGACTATCAATATAAAATGCTGGTCTATAAGATAATGGTGCACTATTTACTACAAATCTCTTATTACCACCCCTAACTACATTATTAACATTTGGTATAGTTGTTGGATTACTTACACTTCTAACTCTAATCCAATATAATAAATAACCATCTTCAATTTTATCTGGAAGATATACAGCAGACCAATTTGTTAATGCAGTTGCATCCCAAACAATAGTACCAGATTGAGTTAAATTATTAGTATAATCTATATAATAATCAGTTCCAATTGATATATCAGTCCAAGTTGTACCATTCCAAAATTCTGTTACTAATAACATATCAGCACCAACAGAAACTAAATTAAAGAACATTTCATCAAATTTTATTAATGCACCAATATAAACTGCACCTGTTGTATCACCAGTATTAAATATTGAAGTACTATGTGTTGGATCAGAATCTTGTGTATATGCAGTTATATCTTCATATATTATTGTACCAGCAGTATAATCATCAGTCTTTAATATTTCATTAAATCCAACTGATGATATTGAAAATGTACCATCTGGAAGTTGTGGAAATCCACCAAATTCCCAAGTATCACCTATTACATTACCTGTTTCTTGATCAAAATAAAGTTCAACACCATTACTAAATAAAATAGGTGATAATGTTATACCACTTTCTGGTGACCAATCATTATATGTAAAACCTTGGTCAATAGAACGTCTCCAAACAAATGTATCAGTAGCACCAGTTGTACTATTTATTTTAACTTGATATATTGATAAGAAATTTTTATCATAAATACCACTTACTGATAATCCTTCACCACTACCTACAATTTTGGTAATATGATAACCCATAATATTTGAAGGGTTATTAATACCAATTCTACCACCTTCTGATACAACAATTGGGGTTAATTCACTAGATTGATTATATAAATACCAAAATTTACCTTCTTCACCTCTATATGTTTCTGCTAACCATTTTACTGAACCATTATCTGCCCATTGTATATCTTTATCAGTATCTACATTACCATCAAGTCTTAAACCATTTGTTTGTAAACCTAATGCATCAGTAGTATTATTATCAGTACCAAACATATGAATTAATGTTTGTGGATTATTAGTTCCATGTCCAGTAAATCCACTAATTGTATTATATGTAACTATTGGTGTTATTCCATCTGCTTTATTTATTTGAATTGCAGTTAAAGAATCTACAAATGGATTAATTTTATCTAAGGTAACACCACTATTAAAAGTAGTATTAACATTTGAATATGCATTTATTTGTGTGATTTGATTTAATCCAGTTGAACCCGTATAATTATTAAATGTAGTTTTAGTCACATAAGTAGTTATACTTATACCAGATACAGCATCATCAACATATTTTTTAACACTATATTGAGTTGGTAATGCACTTGGATCATTAGATATTAAATCTTCTTCATTTAATATCTTATTTACAATAACACCTGTAAGATATTCTGTATCAGTACCAATAAAAAAGTTTTCAACTCTTAATTCACCAGAATTTGCTTGTGTACCAAAATTATTTGTAATAGTGTGATTTAAAATACCTAAATTACCATCTATAATATAAGGTTCTGGTATAATATCATTACCTGTTTCAAAGAAACAATTTATAAGATTAATTTTATCATCATTATTAATAGCAGCACCTAAATATACACTAGTATCATCAATTTGTGTTTCATTCCAACTATATGAATTGAAAAGATTAGAAATATCTGAACCAGATAATGTACTAACACTATATGAAGTCATTAAAATAACATTACCCACATTATTAGGTGCATCAATAACAAATTGAGAATTACTTACATGAATATGATTTGTTCCACCACTATTTATAATAGGTATTACAAAGTTATATGGATTAGTATTATTAATATAATAAGTATTAAGTGTATTTTTAATTTGAATATCAGTTGATGTATTAGTATTTTCATTATATACACAAGATACATAAGTATATCTTTCATAAGTATAAGTTTGGTAAGATACATCAGTACTTACTAAATTAAGTTGATTACTACCATTTGTATAAAAAATAGTATCAATATTATTTGTTAATCCAGTAATAGTATTATATAAAGTTGATATTGAAGAACCAGCTAAAGTAAATATACCTTGTTTTAAATTATAAACACATTTAACTCTTGCAAGTGAATTAGTATAATATGTTTTAATATTTACATCATTAAGAACTGCAATACCTTCAGTATCAACACTAATAGTTTCAGCATTATAATTTTTTACTTCAATATTATTTAATCTACTTGAATTTGTAAAACCAGTAAAATTAAAAGTTACTTTACCTTGGATTCTTGCATAACTAGACCTACCTTGTATTGTAACAAAAGGTTTCATAGTAATATTTTCTACATATAAATCAGGTGATACTTCAATAAGATATCTATTATCTGCATTATTATCTGTAATTGAATTTAAAGCATCATTAATTGTAGTGAATGTAGAACCAGTTTTAGCAACAGTTATAATATTACCATAAGGTTCATCACTTAGATAATAATTATTAGTAGTACCATAAATATTATTTATATTTGTTACTTCTACACCATCAATATATCTTGATAAAGTACCATTATTGATATAATTATATATTTCATCTGATATAACAGCTCTGTCATATTCATTTAAATCAACGAATTCACCAGGTGCTAATACAAGACCAAAATCTTTTAATTCTAAACTTGTTACACTATTATTTTTAACTACAAATATTTCTCTTAACATCTTATTTAATTAATTTTTTTTAAATTCTAAATGCTACATTCACAACAACAATTACATTTGATAATGCAGAACCAACTGAACCAGCAACTGCAACAACTTGTATAAGATCACCAATATTGAAATCTAAATTAGCATTTGTTAAAGTAGTTCCTTTATTACTTATTGATATTGTTGATGTTACCTTATTTACTAAACTATTATTAACTCTTATTTCTATATTTTTTACAGCAGTTAATGTATTATCATTTTCAACTGCTACACCTATTATTGTTCCATTTCTAACCATTTTAAATCCCGATGTACTTGATTGTGTTGCATCACCAATTCTCATATAAGTAGTTGTACCAGCTGTAACATTTGCTCTACCACAAGTTAAAGAATCTTTAAATATTGTTACCCATTTAGTTCTACCACTATCCCAATTAAATAATAAATCAACATCAGTTCTGTAATATAAATCACCACTCATAGGAATAGGTGGAAATGATGTTCCTTTTTGAACATTACTGGTTGTTGTTTCCCCACTAATAGCAGTTACATCACCATATGCAACATTAACTAAAACAACAGCATTATTTAAAGCAGAGCCAGTTAATCCAGATGTTGCAGCAACTTGAATAAGGTCACCTGCATTAAAATCTAAATTAGAATTATCCACTGAAATACTTTTACTACTACTTGGTATATTTAAAGTAACTTTATTAACTAAACTATTATTAACCCTTACTTCTATATTTTTAGGAGAAGTTAAAGTATTATCATTTTCAATAGATGCACCTACAATAGTACCTTTTCTA